TTAATACTCTATTATCATATTGTATGCCCTTTGGAAAATATAAAACTAATTGAGTAGCAGATGTTAAAGATATATTATTTTTAGTAGTATTTATGCTTAAATCGGCTAAAGAAACTAAAGGTGCATTCACATATACATCAATTCTACTTCCAACAGTTGTAAAAGCATTAAATGAATAAGTACCACTACCAATACTATCTTTTAAATTTATTTCAGCACTTACATTTCTCTCAGATGATACACCATTAACTGTTATTACACCATCTTTAATTTGAACTTTTATACCGCTAAGTTCTAAATTTTGGTTATCAAGTCTAATGAAATTGCTAGACTTAACAACATTAGAAAAACCATTAACCTTAAAGTCATAACTTCTAGTAGGTTTAAAAGTTTCGGTAATAGCATTTGGTGATGAAGTAAAATTATCATCGCTTATAGTAGCGTTTGCATCTTCTTTAAAGGTCTTAAATGAAGTCGTATTAATCGTTGTTGGATTTTTAGTTTGATACATTAATAAAGTGCCTCTAATAGCCTTTTTAAATGCTTCTAGCTTGTCTGAAGTGTTGTAATCTGGGTCGTAAATAGTTAAAATCCCTGTAGGACTAATCGCTATTCCTTTTTCTTTAATATATGTTGCATAGTGTGAAACTGTAGTATACATAGTACATAAAAGATTGCCTTGATCTGTTGATGTGTTAGGCATAGCTATTAAATCCTTTAAATCGGCAGCAGCGAATCTAATTATGTCACTAGTAACAGTAGAAGCATCTCCCCATGTCAAACTACCCAAGTCAACAACCTTAGTGTTCTTAGTAAGTGCATAATTGCTTAACTTGTCGCTTACTTGATTGTTTATCTTGCTTATTACATTTCCTTTTAAATCTATCTCTCGTGGCTCAAGTCCGTTATATTGCACACTTCCATTTTGTCCTAAACTTACAAAGTAAGGATTTGCAAAAGGTATAAATTGGCTTGGTATAATTGAAGATTTAACTATCATCATTTGAAAATCGAACTCTTGATAACCACTTACAGACCATAATCTAATAGACAATTTATTTTCCGTTATTTGAATTTGTTTTGAATGTATTTCATTTAAACTAAGATTTTGAAAGTTTGAAAATAAACTTTGTCCAGTTGGATTACTATCACTAACTATATAATAGAAACTTCTTGAAAGTGTTAGTTTAGTTTTTAAAATTAAAGAAACTTCATAAGTTCCATTTTCTAATGGATAATCTTTTATGAAAAAAGCCCCATTTCCTCTTTTAATACATGTAATAGTTTGATTATCTTTGGTAGAAAAAGTTTCAATATTACTTATTTGACTTAAATCTAGCAAATTCTTAAAGTTTGGTTCAAACTCAGTCGGTGCAGTCGTACCTAATACTAACATTACATAAAATTTTGCATTTGTAAAAGTCGTTGTATTTGTTATATATAAATGTAATGTTAGATACCCTGTTTTAGTCATCTTTTTACTTTTATTATTATATTGAAAAAAGGTTGGTTCTTCATCATAATTACCAATGTTAGAAACCAAGCTCAAAGTTGCTGTAGTATTTTCAGTTTTTTGATACAAATAATATGTTTGATTTTCTTCAACTTTAACAACATTTTCTAATTTCAAATTAAATATGTCAGTTGTTGTGCCATTTAATGTAATAACACCATCTTTAATTGAGTATGTCACTCCAGCTTGTGTAGTTTCTTCTGTATCAGGTAATATTAATAAGTTCTTATTCGCATCAACAATTTTTGTCGCACCATCAAAAGAAGTAGCGTATTTTATTTCACCTACGCTATCTTCTATTACATCGCCACTTACTTTTGCAACTTTGCTATTAAATGGTGTTCTATATGGTTCAGACATTATCAATGCTTGTTTTCTCTTTAACTTCTTGTTCATTCTAATAACCTCTTACTACTGCTTGGAATCCAGCTTTGTCTTTCCAAAAGATTATATTATAATGTTTGTTTGTGTCAGGTATAAATGTGTTATCGTTTGATACATCTTCCCCTGTCCATGTTATATCTATTGAATATGACATTGAAATTAAGACATCTCCAGTCGTAAATGATAATTCACTTGTATATGTTTCATCGGCATCGGTTGGTAATTCAAATTCGATTGTTGTTGCAACTACTTCCAAATTATAAGCGTATGAATCTTGTAATATCTTATTATCTGGTATTGCACTTGCTATATGGTAGCCTAAAAAGTTTGCTATTCTATCGTTGACGGACTTTGCAGTTGGAATTTGTTCATCACTCGCCCAAATAGTTGCACCATATTTTCCAATAGGAACTCTTTCTAATTGTTCAGCTTCTTCTACGATAGAATCAACATATCTTTTAATTCCTTTACTTGTAACTGGATTTGAACTATTTTCTGTTGGTGTTTCGTCAAATGTATATAATGGTTCGTCATTTGATATCCAAGTTTTATCGGATAATTTAATAACAATATTCTTTAAAATTATTCCTTGATCATATACATAAATTATTGATTCTGTAGTTTCATCTTTTAATCTATAATAATAATCGCCTTTTTTTATTACGGCATTTACATCTTTTCGTAAATCTTGTAATTGTTCGTCAGTAATTGTTCCATTTATTGTATCTTGTAAATTAACAATATGAATAGTTTTGATATTACTATTATTATTTAGAATACTCTCGCCATTAATTGTAGGAAATACAATAGGGTTGTCTTGCCCTGCTATAATAGAGTCATTACGATATAAATATATTTTGTTATTACTTGCTAAAATTTTATTTGGAATAGTTAAAATAGCACTAGCTAAGTCTATTTTTATTTGTTTTATATCGTCGGCATTTTGTTTACCTTTGTTACCTTCATAAGCAGTTCCAGCTGTTTCACCTATTGGTGTTGGTTCACCCATAGCTATATATGCTAATCCAGACCATCTATATTGTAAATTATTAGGAATATCAATATAAATTTTATTAGTTTCAGGTGTTATTTTATTTTTGTGTTGTTCATCATAATAAAATTCATTTTTATAAAAATATCCATTTACAATATCACTAACATAAGCTGGTAATTGACTTGTAGGGACTTTTCCATTGACAAGGTCAGCCTTTTTATCAAGTTTACTATCAACATATATTTTATTAGGTAGAATATATCCTAAACCAGTATAGTCTTGAGGAATAGATGGCGAGTATAAGAATCCATTTTCGTCATATCTTGGAATATAACCAGCTAATCCCTCACCACCTAAATAAGTGGCAGTTACTATCATGTATTGTTCGCCATTATTATTAACAGCATATACTCGATTATCACCAGTTGTAGTAACTTTATCAAGTTTAGTTTTTAATCTATTTTCTACATATTTTTTATTTGTTATATCCTCATCATTTAATGGTGTAGCAATTTCAGCTCTTCCGTCCGAATTTCTCATGACAACACTCATAGGATAATTTTTAGATGTTGCACTTCTTATTTCTTCCCCACCTATAGGTTCGGAAGTATAAACATAAATATTATTGTCGCCTTCAGCTCTTTCTGCTTTTCTATTTAATTTTTTTTCAAGTTCTGTGACAAATTGCTTATAATTTATAGCATCATATGGTTCAGTCCCAGTATAGGTATACAATCTACCAGTCTTATTACCTCCGTGATACATAGGAATCGTACCACCACTAGGTTTTTTATCATCGGGTGCAATTTCAAATATAACTTGAGTTCCATCCGCTTTTATACCATATAATCTTCTTACTCCAGTATTAGTAGTATCTTTATCAACTTTATTTTGTTCTAAAGCTTTTCCCTTGCTACCTTCATAGGCAGTTCCTTCTTCTTCACCTAATTTTAAGAAATTACAAAACTCAATGTATTTATTTTGATTTGAATCCCATCTATAAACAAATCCTGTACTTAAATCTAAATATAATTTATTTTCTTCACCAATTGTTGGAAAACTTTCTTTTGTTGCATAAATATATAAAAATGTTGCAATAGATTTAACTTGCTCTAGTGGTACAGCTTCGTTATTATCAACCGCCATATTAACTCTTATATGAGTGCCAGTATAATTAAATTTATGTTCTTTGTAATAATGCCCATTAGTTGATTCTAACTCACTTGCAATACCTTTTTGAATATCTACTTTTTTTGATAACATTGCTAATAGTTGAGTGTATTCATTATCGGTTATTTGTGATTCTGGATTGTCTTTTCCATAAGTTCTTTCAACATAAATAATAGCCAAACCTTGGTTTATTGTTTTGTCAATAATAATACTTAATTGATCACTTTCAACCCATTGATTATTTTTATTTTTTATGTAATAAGTTATTTTATCGTCTTCGCCCTCAACTTCGGATTTTACATGGTGTTCAATTACAGTTCCCTCAGGGATTAAATTATTATTCATGTAATTACTTAAATCTTCGTCATTTGAAATAACTTTAACTACATTGTTATAAGCCGTAACTTCAACTTCTGTGTTACCATAAATAGCGGTTGAATAAGAAGTATCAATCGTGGTCTCATACATTAAATAATCCTCGCCGTCTACTAAACTATAAGTTATTTCGGAATCGGTTGTTTTAGTAAATTTTATAATATGAGGATTATCAAAAATAAATGGTGAACTCCAATTCCCATCTTGCATTTTTACTCTAGCACTTACACCAGTTGTAAATTTATCAACAAAATTTTTATCAAAACAAACTACTAAATGTAAATTATTTCCCTGTCTAGGAATTTCACCATGGGGAATTTGAGTAGCTAATTTACCTGTGTTATCAAAATATAAATACATATAAAAATTCTCCTTACTTATTTATTATACTATAAAAAACACTAGTTTTCCTCTAGTGTTTTAAAATAATATTGTTTTGTTCCATATTTTTTCTTATCTTGCTCTTCTAAACCTTCATTATCAGTCAAATAATTATAAACTCTACCAATTAAAATATGGTCTTCATTGTAAACTCTTTGGTCTCTTGAATCAACAGCTGATATATATATATCTTTATATTCTTGATTTGATTCTCTTTCTTCATTAGTTATATTTACACCAAATACTAAATGATAAGTTCCATTATCTTTATACCAATATTGAATTGATTTATATGCTCTAGATGTAGGTATTTTTACCCTTATCTTATTTTCTTCAAATTTAAATATATCACTAACTTTTAAATCTTGCTCAATACCAGATAAACTTGTATATTCATCATAAATCAAAGATTTTGAAACATAATTATTAGAATAAACAATAAACATATTTTTTTCTATTTTTGTTTTACTACCACCTTCACTATTTTGTATATTGAAGTTTTGTGCCTCATAACTTGCTCTTGAATCTAAACCAATGGTTGTTGATCTTCTAAGAGTTATATTATCAAAGCTAAATGGACTACGACTTATACCATTTTCTAAACCCATTCCACTTCTTACCGCTTCGCTTGTATCGGAATCGATTTTAGAACGCCAAAAAAACTTGCCATCAATTTGCTCAATTACTGCATAATAAGTAGGCTTATTATTAATATCTCTAACTGTATCATTATCAAAATAAGTTTTATGGATTTCATATTTTAAAGTAGTTCCACCCCTATAAAATGTAATAGGTTGAATTATAGTTTTTGTTATTTCTTCTGTTCTATCTATTGTTACATAAGTATAAGTAATTTGACAATTAAATCTTATATAATCTAAATTATCGGTACTATTTTTATTCTTTTCTAATACGCTTAAAATTTTAAATGACATTTTAAAAACATATTCCACACCAAACATTGAAATATCTGTCCCTATTGTTCTTTCATAAGAATTATATAAAAATATTGGGCTAATTATTTTAGAATCGGTAGTTATACTTGCATATTGTTCTTCAGATATATTTAAAAGCATTACAGGCATCCTACCATTAGTGTATATTTCAACATTTGTTAAATACAAACTTATTGATTTAGTAGCTTTTAAATTCTTTATATAATAATCTTCATCAACTTTATTATAATCGCTTGTCAAATCACTTAATTTCATTAACCATTGACTAAATACAACATTTGTATCATTAGCTATAGGATCAAATTGAAATGTCATATCAATTTTTTCTTTATTATCTTTATTAATATTAAATACATTACCTATTGTATTTTTTATAGTTGAAGATACATTTCTTTTAAAAGAAAATTTACCATTATCAAATACTAATTGACTCAAATGAGGATATTCAAATATATAACTCTTATAAATTTCTCTTATTGATTTACCATTTTGTAAAACTCTAATATTACTATCTAAAAATTCTTGTCTTTGATCTATTTGAGTAAAATAAATACCTATATTATTAACAAATCCTGTTTCGCTATCGTCAACAGTTAAAGCCCATTCTTGACTACTTCCACAATAATCATCCTTTACTTTACCAAGCCCCTCAAAAAATGCTCCACTTTTTATATAATCTATAAAACCTTTAAAATCAAATTTATCCCAAATAGAAAATAAAGTATCAGTATTTAATGTTTCTATTCTTTTTATATTTACACCCATAGAAGCATTATCAAACATTTTTATATTAAAGCATAAAGAATAACCAGAAATAAAATTACTTATATCAGCTGTATAACATTCATTATTAATAACAACAATCCCATAATTTAATTTATTTTCATTATATAAATAATTTTTTGTTTCTTTTTTTTCTGATGGTCTAAAGAAAGAAAATAATTCTTTATAATATCCAGATATTTGATCTCTTCCTTCAAAATTTTTAAATGTAAAAGTATTATTGTTAGAATCTTCATAAAATAAGTCTTTCGTACTTAAAAGCAAAATTTGTCTTTTATTTTCAGCCCTATTAATACTTTCATTATAAGACATTAAACTCCATGTCCTATGTTTTGCATAAACACTTGTAAAATAATTTTTTTGAACATAATCATGTGAAGCATAATAAATAGCATTTACATAATTATCATATATTGAATATTCTCTATGATATACAATAATGTTATCGTCTCCATCAAATGATAACTCACTACCTAATTTTTGAATATCAAATTTATTATTTTGTACATAATCTTCTTCATTATCATATCTAGCTGGAATTGAATAATTTTTATTACCTAATCTATTAACTTTTTCATTTTGAAATAATCCGTCTTTTTCAACTAAAGTTAATGACGAACTAGAATTATCATTTATTGTAATATTATCAATACCATTATTTTTTGAATGAATTATAGCACCATTATAAAATCCGTCATAATCCACTAAAAAGAAAAATGATTTTAATTTTGCTGAGGTAGAGGTTATAGGTGTAACTAATCTATCGTCTAACAAATTACCACTATTAAATACCCCAAAATCCCAAGTGTAGTCATCTCCAGTATCTTGATTAATAAATGTAATCATATAATTTTCATCATAAATTCCATAAGGGTTTTTATTGTCTAATATTGAAGCAATATTTTCAATATATGTTTGAGTATAATCAAAAAAATAAGATCCTTTAATAGAAGGGTCATTCCAAAAATTAGACGCATAATTATATTTTTGACCAAAACCCGAAATTATATTTGAATTAATATTATACTCAAATGTTCCCATTTGATATTGGCTTAAAGTTTTAATAGTTTGTTCTAATGATAAATTAGTAAAATCTATACTTCCCATTTTAGACCAATCAAGACTTAGCATTGCTCGTTCTTGACCTAATCTAATTAAACCTGTAATATCTTGCTTACATAAAAATTGAATCTCTCTCTCAAGAGTTTTACCACTAGATGAAGTTCCTTTAGCTAATCCCTTTTTATAATAACATAAATATATTTTATTTATTTTATATATAGGAAATGAAGTTTCTAATTGCATATTATTAATAGTCATTAAAGCCGTATTAGAATTTCTAAATCCTAAATATTCTATCATATGAGTTGAATTGTCGGATAATAAACTTCCGTTATATGTTCTTCTTAAGCTATCACAATAACCTTCTCCATTTAATTTACCTTGAATAAAATTAATATTTTTTTTATCAAAACTTCCATTAATTTTTGTTATATCTATTCCTCGTATATGTCCGTCTTCAACATAAGGGATCATGTCTTTTACTATCATTAATTGTGAAATCAAATCTCTTAAAGTTGGTAAATTTAATGTAAAATCAGGCGAAAATGTATTTTCAAAAATTGGTTTTAATTCAATACTTAAAGTATATTTTTGTCTATATTCCCATTCTTCGTCATTTATAGCAACTTTATATTTTGGTGAATAATAATTTACAAATTGATTTAAATAATCCCAAATACTTCTCTTCTTTTCTGGATTTAAAGGTTGAGTAATAGATATGTTAGGACAAACTACCGCTTCTAAGCCCTTTGTCTCACTACATAAAGATATATTATATTCACAAATATCCTCATCTAAATTTATAATCTTTTCTGTATATGAATCTAATAACAAATGCTTGTAAAATATGTTTGGAATCTTTTTTTTACTTGAATAGTTAAACTGAGCTTGTACCACCTCAATTTTTGTAGCATTTACTAAATAATCTCTATTTTCAAAAGTTAAATAGTATGTATCGCTAGGTGGTGGAAAACTCAAATCAATTTTTATATTATCGTCTTTTCCTATTAAAGAATAATCAGCACCAGTTTTATTTTCTATTAATTTAAAAGAATAAAGCTTAGTATCTACACCCGATTGATCATACCAAACTTTAAATGTAATAATGTTATCATTGCTATAATCATCCGTAAACATACTTCCTATATCATTTGGAGAAATGGCAAAAATTGTTTTATTTAAATTTAATAAACTTACATTACAAAAATCAACAGAAATTGTTTTTTCTTCTTCATCGCCTATTTTTCTTGATTTTTGTATTACTCCGTCAATATATAAATAATATCTTTCTATTACTGTTTGATTATTTTCATTTTCCCATTGAGCTTCATAAATTCCTGTTGCACTTTGTTGCCCAAACGGATAATATTCTTTAATTAAATCGTCATAACTAGCATTGCTTTGATTTATTCCTAATAATGAAAATGTAGTATATTTTAAACTATATGTTGTACTAGAATTTGAAAATGAAACACTTGTATTTTTAGTAATAGTATTACTAACTACTGTCATTGTTCTTATTCCATTTTTATATGTACTTGTAATAATATCTCCACTTTTTGATCTTGAATTAAAATAAAATGTTTCAATACTAGATGTTGAATTTTCAATCCAATGTGCTTTTCCATCAAAATTATCTCCAGTATAATCTAATTGAGTATAATCTAAAATATATAATGCAGGGTATCCACTTCCTCCTAAAAATGTACCTTCTCCATTATCTGTATAATTTGGATATTCTTTTTGAAAATCACTTTTTGTATAAAATAAATCGTTCGTTCTATTATAATATTTAATATTATTAGTATTACTATATTCATCTTTTACTAACTCAAACTTTAAAGTATCAATCCCTTTTATTGTTATAGTATCAGTTTCTATAGTTGTAGAAGTTCTATTTAATGTTATAGGCAACTCTCTACTATAATTTCTCCAACCATACCCATTAAAGCCGTGTCCATTTTCTGTTGAGTAAATAAAAACATCGTCAAATCTTCTTAAATCTTTTATTCTTTTTACATGAGTTAAAATAATACTACCACTATCTAAAGTTTCGTTGTATTCTTCAGAAAAAGTAGCACCTTGAACAATATCATATTCTTTATTGTTAATATTACATTTTAATTTCATGTTAATTCTCCGTTCCACGACTATTATTAATCAACCCAGCTCTAACTTGTGAAAATTCAGTATTAAAATTACTTTCATTTATTTGTTGATAATAATTACTCATTCTATTTTGATAATTTAAAAATTGTCCTGCACCCCATGAAGCAATTGAAACTGCAGTACCAATAGCAACACCTATCGGCCCCCCTATAGAGCCTAATTTTACACCTGCTATAATAGATGAAGCAAGACTTGTCGTAGCTTTGACAGCTTTCATAGTTTTTGCTTTATTATTTTGAGCTAAATAATTTTCCGTTAATGATAAAGATCTATTAGAAATATTTTGAACAAAATCAACAAGACTATCTTTTACATTATTAAAAGCATACATACTAACTACTCTTATTGATTTTACTTTTGTGTCTTTTTCTTTTTCTTTTTCAGTTTTACCAATATCTTTTTTTATTTCAACTGTTCCATCTTCATTCAATGCTGTTGGTGGTGAGCTAGGCTCAATAATTTCAATTATAATTTTTCTATCATCTTTTGCCATATATTACCCCCTATAAAGCAAAAGTTAGACTTACACCAGTAAGTTCTCCAATTTGAGCAGATTCACCATAATTAGATAATCTATATTCTCTAGTATAAGTAAGACCATTTTTATATTCAATCTTTATTTTAAATTTTGTATTAACATTATCTAATTCCCCATATGCAACTTTTAAACACTTTTCACAAAATTTATTGTTCATTAAGTATGAAGTTATATTAAATGAAAATGTGCCAAAGCTTCCCACAGAGCTAGCAAAATTATTTGTATTATAAAAAGGTTGAGTATCTAAAGAAATATCAGAATTTATAGATTTTGAAAGCCATAAAATTTCTTCCGTTTTTTCTTCTCCATTTTCTTCATAATAATATGTGAATGTATTATAATTAGAATTTCCACATACTAAAAATGAGCCATTCATCAAATAAACACTACTATATGAATTAAAGACATCATTAAAGTTTGATGATATTTCAGGTAATGAATAGAATTGACTTATTTCCCCGTTTGCAGTTTTATTATAATTATAAGTAGTAGAAAATGCGGTTAATAAATCTTGTACAGGTATTACATTTGATTGTTCCGCTAAAGCAATAATTGTAATAGGTGCAACTGTTTGAAGATAATTTAAAACAGCAGTTCCAAATTTAATAACAATATATACGGCATTTTTATCTAAGTTTTGGCTTTGTTGAGTTTTTATAAATTCTTCTTCTCTAGCAATATATAATTTTAAATGTGAAAATTGTCCATAAAATCTATCACTATTTACTATATCAGCAAATTGATTTCTTAAAAGCCTAACTATTTTTGTTTGAATAGATTCTTCATTCATTATTGCCACCTTTTCTTTCCTTCCGTATGTGTCTCTAATAGCCAATCATCTATCGATTTTTCTATAACTTCATTTATTGTTTTAGGACGATTTACTTGATTCATTCTATATAAATTTGTAGGTATTGAAGCTTTTTTATATTGAATCACACTAGGAATTGACTTAATACCATTATAATATAATTCTACATTATAACCTTTACTAGTCTTATATATTTTAACATTATTTTTTTTTGAATAATAGATACTTTGATAATTTGATAAATAATTTCTTTTTATAATATCAGCTAATTTAGAAGCATTACTCATATTTATTTCCTCAATGATATAATAGTTTCTATAGGTGCTAAATTATTGCAAAATTGTCTTCCTCGTTTCATTGGAACTTGTTGTACATCTTCAACAAACCAAGCTTCATCGTATGTATCTAGTAATACAATATCGCCAGCTTTTAATTTCTTTACATCGTCATTTGTTTTAATAATAACACTCATTGTATCAAAATTAAAAACTCCTTGTATAACTTGTTTACCATTATAATAGGAGTTAATTTCTTCAGCATCAAAATAGCCATCACAAATTCTATTATGTGCAAGAATCTCATTCGGTACTAATCTTTCATTATTATTTTGAATCCAATATTTACATTTAACAAATTTTGTTCTTTTGCTAGCCCATAAATTTCTAGTCCCATCCATAATTATTCACCATCTTTCTTATTTATCATTCCTAAAGATTCAAATAATTCTTTCATGGTTGATTTGCCTTCTTCAAGTTTATTTTCGTGTGCCCATTGTGGCAATGGATTAACTACAATAGCAACTATTTGACATAATGTTACTACAACTAAAAATTGAAATACTTCAGTCATACAATTTCTTAAATAATACGAAGCAAAACAAGCAATAATTAAAGGAATAATTGATTTAACAATCCCTGTTAAAATTTGAGTAGCCATAGAAAATGGTAATCCATTCCTTATAGCTTTTAATAATTTAGAAAAGAAAACACCTGTAAATACAATAAAAACTATTCCCCAACCACCTATTGAAATAGAATCTACTTTACTAAATAGATTAAATCTATATATTAAAAAAGTAGCTGGAATAACCCAAGCAAACAAAATATAAAAACTTAATCTAGTCCAAAATTGTCCCTTGTTCATTTTTCACCACTTTCTCCTTACTTTCTTTTTCTTTTATATATTCTTCAATATATTTATCAATTTCTGGCTCTTCACTATATTTATCAATAACATCAGGATTATTTTTAACTGTTATAACAAATTCATTTAAATATTCAGTTTTACTAATAATATGTGATTGTCTATATTCATCAACCATAAATGAAAATGCATCAAAATATTTTAAGCTACCAAATGTTAACCATAATATCATTTGAAAAGAATTCCAAATTAAACCACTTACTACATGCTCATCAAATGCAATAGGGCTTAATCCATATATACCAAATATAACACCTATCAAGATTCTACTAAAAGTATCAAGTGTTGCATCTCTTGCCGTATATTTTTGTACGCTTCTACCAAACTTTGCCCTGTTTTTTCTATCTTTAGGAAAATCACTCAATAACTCTTGAGCTTGAAGTTTTGATATTTGGCACATTTTAGCCTTTTCTAAAGCGATTTTTTGTTCGTCCGTTAATTTATCTTGGTGTTCTTCATAATAGCCAAATTTGAAGGCTTTCCAATTTAAACCAGCCCTTTGAATAATATCTTTTTTTGCTAATTCTAACTCTTGTATGTTTTTATAATCACACCACCCTGTTATTTTATCAAAATAAGGGGTTGCCTCAACCTTAGCTTTTCCATATGCTTCCATTGAGTTTATAAATGCTTGATCTTTTCTACCAGCTCTTAACCCCATATTTCTAAATGAGCTTGTTACAATTAATCCCATTACAATTGATATTCCTATACTTCCAGCAATATCCCATAATGATACATCCCTTTTAGTAATATTAAATATACCTTGCGTAATATACAATCCACTAACCAAAAAAATGATTATTTTTTGTATATTATCTCTAAAGAGTTTTCCTAAATCCCTTTTTTCTTTAGTTAATTTGTTTCCTATTTCTTTTTCCATAATTAATATCTACCTTCAGAATCGTCCTTTGTTGTATCTGTATTAACTTCGATATTTGATTCTTTGTTATCAAGAATTTGTTCGTTTACTTTTTCTAATTCAGCAATAGTTTGTTTTTTCTTTTCCTCAGTTTGCTTATTTTTTTCAACTTCTTGATTTATAATTTCTTTAACTTTATTTGATAAATCTTCTTCAGTAACATTTAATTTTGTTAATTCATTTATAATAGCAAGTCTTGCTTCAGGTGTATTTTCTTGTGATAAAATAAATACTTTTATTAATGTTTTACACATTTCATTACTTTCACCCAATTTTCCAAGCATCTTTTGAATTATTGGTTCCATTTTTTCTTCTAAATTAGAATCTAAAGTGCTTTCTACAGTTTGCTTAACTTCGTCTGTTACATTAATTTTCATTTTTTTGCTTTTAATCAATGTAATAAAGAATCCACTTGATAATACAGTCACAACTAACCATGTAATAAGAATTAATAAATTATCAAATGTAAATAAGTCTGTTAAATCTCTACCCTTGGTTGACTCTATTAAAGAAAGAATATCTTTAACTTTTTCATTATTTACATCAAATTTAGCTGTTATCTTATTTTCGCCTTCTACAAGCGCAAATTGATAATTGCCATTATCTAATTTAATTAACTCAGTTCCGTTCACATATACGCCCTTTGTGTCGCACATAAGATATGGTTTAGCCATAACAGTTACAATATCGCCAACTTTACCCTCGGTTATATCTGTTAATACATCGCCATAATTAGTAGCTTCAATAATAACCACACCTGTTTTCTCTTCTTCAGTTGTTCCTGGAGTTTCGGTTTCACCTTCAGTTACTCCTGTTTGAATTTCATCGGCGTATACTATTGTACTATTTTTTACAATGCCAGCTGGAATCACTAAACTTAAAGCAATTCCTAATGATAACAATAATTTTTTCATGTTCTTATTCCTCACCTTCTTGCAATACACTTGCTTTCACCATATCAATTAATTTCTTGTTAGAATCTTGATATGTTTTTAAAAATTTGTTAAACTCGTCATTTATACTATTTGTAAAATCTTCTTGAGCTTTCCTTAAATCATTAACTTCTTTTTCTAATAAACTAATTTTTTCATTTTGAGGTCTCAAAAATTCAGTTCTACTTGCTATGGTATAAACTTTCGCTCGCTCATCATATACTAATATATGATTTTTATATTCTGATAGATTTTTTTCACTTTGTACAGTAATTACTAATTTTGTGTTCATAATATTGCCCCTAATTATATTATATTCAATTTTTTTATTATTTAAAACAAAAAAAGAGACTCACTATAATGTTTAGTCTCTTATCAAAATAAAAAGCCTAGTTCCAATTGGACCACGGCTCTTTTAACAAATATCTCTATATTTGCTGTGCTTAACTAATAAAAGTTAATCTGATATAAACTCAAGGAGTTATACCACCTTTTAAAAAAGATAGAGTAGGACTACTTCTCTATCTTAAAAGAAAACAAATGCAAGTATATTTTACCCTTGCAATATTATTATATGCACTTTTTCTATTTTAATAAACCCTCAATATTCTTTGAGTACCTAGAAATTTCTGTGTCTATTTGATTTGTTAAGTAATCTCTATAATTTGAGTTGTCATTTTTTAATGTATTCAATGCAGATATAACATTCTTTTTACCATATTTACTAATTAATTCTTTTAAAGCATTTACAACTTCATTTGTATCGTCTTCATCCCAAACTCTACCAAATCCATGCATGATAGGTTCATTTTCCGTCAAATCATTATAAGCGTCATTAACTTTTCCCATGTCAAGTTCAACGTCGTCGTCTAATAATGTATTTATATTTCCAGAATAAGTATTAATAGCATTGTCAACATCTTTATAGTGTCTGTCAATATCTTTTAATCTTGTATTAAACTTATTTTTATAACTATCGATTTTGTTATTCATATAAGCTTCTCTTGCTTCTGGAGCATATGCTTTAAAATAATCCGCATTTTTCTTGCTTCTTATTCCGTCTCTTTTTTTATTTCCTAAATAATCAGCAAAACTAATCTCGTCAAGATTATTTTCATCTACTAAACCATCAAATTCTTTATCAAGTATACTTGATATGTCTTCTGCTTGTTCTTTTACTTCGTTAGTAGCTTCTTCCATTGGCTCTTCATTAGTTGTTTCGACTTCAGTTTTGACGTCACCCTTTACGTCACCTTCATCTTCTACAACTTCAGCAGGAATCTCTTGTTCAGCTACATCCTCAGTCATAGGTTGTTCTTCTTCCGCAACAGGAATTTTATAAAACTCTTCTAATAAGCGGTCTAAATCCCCTTGTGAGCCGTTTTTTCTTATTGCTTGTATAATTTCTTTAGCTTTTTCGTTTCCTTCTTTAGAAGCTTTAAAAATCTCTTTAAACTTAGTGTTATTAATATACGCCATTTTATTCTTCCTCTTCTTCCGCTTCAAGAACTAAACCATGGTCACTATAGTAACAACATCCTGCTATATCGTCAAATTTTCTAAGTTGAGCTTCTCTTTCTACATCATATCCTTCAATGTCTTTTGTGATTCTATCTAATCTAGATAAATGCTCACTTTCTTCACCATAAATAACATTTAATTCGTCAACTAATCTAGGTGAATCACTAAATTCCATAATAGCTTTATGATAATTTTCTAAAGCTTCCTTTTCATCGTCAATTAATTTTTTAATTATTTTTAATGCTTTCTCTTTTGTCATTTCCAGCACCTACCTTCCTTGCATATAATATATTTCTTTTCTTCTTTTTAGCGTACTTTACAGGCTTACCATAGCTTGTTATTAATCCTATTGAATTATTGCTTTCCATTATGCAAATACAAGCTCCTTCTTTATAGCATATTTTCTATCTTTTACAGCATCAATTGCTTCCGATAATTCACCCTTAAAGATTCCAATATCTTTCTTATCGATAGCGTCAAGTTCTTCCTTACTAGGTCTTCCTCTTTTACCTTTTAATGGTTGGTCCATTACATATAATTCTTTAATATTGCCACGGCAAATCTCTATAAAGCTTTCTTTTGTTAAATCTAAGTCAGAAATATATCGTTTATCATTTGCTAACAATGTTATTCTTTCGCCTTTCTTAGTCGCAAATTTTATAGAATGTCCAATTAAGAAAGGTGGAACTGTGGTCCCTCTACTTGGCCCATACTTTAGTGGCTTATTATTAACACTATTATATGTAAACTTTCCGTCAGCGTCTCTAGGTTGTGAAACTCTATTTGCCTCAACCCATGCTTTTGAAGGTGCTTTTGTGCCTTTTGGTAATGGTGTTCCACCGCCATATGATTCTTTGTATGTTCCTATTTTGTCAGCTACTTCATCACCCGCTACAGCTCTTAATAAGCTTGGTCTTACTTTATCGTTATATTCTTGACTATCTTGTTGTTTCGCCATAATCTTTCTCCTTGTAACTAATATTTTTCTTCTACATTTATTATTATACTATAAAAAATTTATTTTTTCATAAAAAAAATTGCATATATTTGAATATGCAATTATTTTAGTTATCTTTTTCGTATCAAACCACTACGACACGGTTCTTAAATAGTACGTGTCACTCTACTATACAAACATTTACATCGCCCTTTGTCGTGTATTTTCAAATGTGAGTTTAGAGTTTTCTTTCTCATTCAAAATCTTTATAATTAAGCTTTTTCTAAGATTTTTGTAACAATCTTAATTCTCTTATATGAGTCTACTGCAACTGCATATGTTGGATGAGATGCATCTTTTGCAAGTTGATCACCAACATTTAATGCTGTTGCTGTTCCACCTACAATGTCTCCTACATTAGGTGCTGATGCTGATGCAATCTTCATTGTGAATAAGAGTAAGTCAGCTGGTGTGTAGCTAATGTCTGTTACTTTTAATCCAGCAGTCATACCAACTTTTAATTCGCCTACTGCTTTTGCTGTTCCTGCAACACTAACATAAATTGCTACTTTCTTGTTATCAGGTACAAATACATCATGGTATAATCTTACAAATAATGTAAATCCATCAAAGCCTTGTCCTGCTAAGTTTAAATCACCACTAATAATTTTAACTTGTTCAAATTTGATAGCGTGATATACAGCTTCTTTTGATACTAACATATAGTTGATATCTTTTGAATTTGCTCCATAGTAGAATCCACCTTTTCCTAAGATAACATTTGTTTTAAATCTTGATGGTGGAACCATAACAATGTCTCTATCTTCATATTTTGTCATTTTGAATGTAACATTCTTATTGAAATCTTCTTGTCTTAAGTAATGTACTAATTCAGGTGTATCTCTTAAGAGATGTAACATTTTTGAGCTAACAAATATAATTTGTCCATCTTGTGGAATTTCATAATCATCAAATTTTTCAAATGCTGTGTTAATTGCGGAAATTGGTTTGAATCCGTCAGCAGTAATATCTTCTGTAATTGTTGTTCCTGCATGTTTTGCAATTTCTGAGAATACATATGCATCCATTTCAGGTGCTACTTGTGTTCTTTGATATTCAGAAATAGAATTTGTTAAAATAATTTCTCCTGATTCTTCATCATCAAATTTTTCAACAGGAATCGCTGCTTGTCTATCTACTTTTAAAACAAATTCTTCCCATTGTACACTTGATGGTGATGGAGTATAACCAAATGGTGTTCCACCAATAGATGTGTCTAAGTTTGCTGGTGGTACTTGTGGGTTATTTTCTGGATTTGCACCATCTTGATTGCTTTGTGCATAGTTATTTGGTGAGTTTCTGTAATAATCACTCATTCCAGTGAATTGCATTTTTGCGATTTTTACTGTTTTTGCTCCAGTAAATTTCATGAAGCCTGGTCTTGCATCAAATAATGATGAAATTGCTTCTCTTTTGTAAACTTTATCAAGTATATCTGGACTATACTTGGTAATGGTTGCAATATAATTTGTTGTTGCCATATTCTTTCTCCTTCGCAAGGTTACTCAAATATACTTTTTTTCATTTGTTTTTTTCTTTTACTTAATTAATCCTGCTATTCTAAAGAGTCTTTCCTTTTCTTTCTCATCGTCAGATTTTTCATCGGTTTCTTTTTCGTCTTTTTCGTCTTTTTCTTCTTCTTCCGATTCTTTTTTCTCTTCAGGTGTTACTTCTTTCGCATCTTCTATTTCTTCTTTTGATGCTTCAGGCTTTTTCTCTTCAAATAAGTTCTTGTCATCTTTTTGCTCTTCAGGACTTAATTTTAAAAATTTGTCGGATAATTCATACCCTAAAATCTTTACTAATGCACTTAATTGGTTGATATCTATCTTTCCATCTTTGTACATCTTTGCAAATGCAGTTAATATCTCTTCCTCACTTGCGTCCTTTTTTAATTCATCAATGGCACTTGTAACTTCTTCTACTGTCATTTTCTTGTCTCCTTACTTAATTAATCCTGCTATTCTAAGCAATCTATTTTTTTCTGACTCATCATCATCTTCAGGCTTGTCTGTTGGACTAATTGATTCTATGGTATGTTTTCCACTCTCTAATTTACCAGTTCCGTTCTCGGTCTCACCTTCACTATTCTCGGCTTCTTGTGTCTTAATTACTTCTTGCCACTCAGGATGTGTTGGTAACATCGATTCTATGTTCTCTTCCGTTACTTCTAATCCCTTTCCACCTAAAATTAGCTTTACGTCTTCCCATCTGTTCTCTGGTACTTTAGTCTTCAATAGGGCATTTTCAGCTAATACATTCTTATATGCTCCACTTTGATTTTCATAATCATCGCTTAATACATCGTATTGCTGTCCCCTTCCAAATACATCATTTAACTCATTCTCATCGTTCACACCATATCTTGTTAACATTTCTTTCAATGCACTTTTTCTTCCTTCTTGGCGGGCGATTCCTATAAGCTCATTTAATTGCGCTTGAGTGAACTTCTTCTCCTCAACCTCATCTTTTGATTCTTCAGGGTCTTCTTTTTCAGATTCTTCTTTTTCAGAGTTTTCACTTTCAGCCTCAACTTCCGATTCAGCCCCTTCAACCCCTTCCCCGTCTTTTGTAGGTTCGGGTGTTGTTTCTATCTTTTCGATTTTCTCATCTTCAGTCTTAACTTCATCGCTAGGTGTTCGAGTACCACCATTCTCTAATTCTTCTTTTACCTCGTCAATTTTTTCTTTTTCCATGTGTTGATTTGACCTCTTTTCCTTGAGTTAAACTTAGCAGTTTTGGGTTGCTAATAGCCCCTTACTTTATTATTATACTTCAACCGACAATTTTTTTACATACTTTTTTTAACTTTTTGTTAATAAAAAAACTAAATCCAACAAAATAAGTTAAAAATAAAAAAACACTATCTCAGCTGGGGAATAGTGATTTTTCTTATTCTTACTACTCTAGGTAGTAGAAACACCTGCAATGCAGGAAATGCAAACACTTATAATTTACACATAAAATATAACACATATTTATCCTTGCGTCAAATATGCTAATTAACTTTTAATAACATTCATATGCCTTATCTTTCTCCCCCCCTATCCATATCAAAATTTCTAAGGCCACTCCTAAATCCGTTTTTTGTTTTTTAATAACACTTTACCATTATTCCTTCTACCCCTTCTCAAATTTTTATAATTTTTACTATGTCAAGTAAAATCAAACTTTTGTTATTAAATCACTTACTATTGAATTTTCCATGCAAAGTCAAAATTGTTTTAATATATATAATATATTACATGCCAAATTTCAAAAAAAAAATCGGTTTTATAACCTTTATTAATATTTTTATTTTTATTTTTTTGTAACATGGTTTATAAAACTTAATATTTTTTGAAAATTAACTTCTAGATTATATTTTTATATATATAGTAATATATATATTAAAATATTAATCTAATTCCATTTTGACTTTACCTGGAAATTTCAAGTGTGTTAAGACTTTACTTATCACTAAGAACATTGGGAAACCTTAGGAAAGGAAAGAAATATATAAAGAAAGGAAAGGAAAAACCAACAACTTCAACTTTTGTTTAAGTTGGCTCTTTTTAACCCTTTTTTATCAAATTTTTGCCTTGTAATCCTTTTTTATTTTTGTTATTATTTTTTTGAAAGAAGGACTGCTTTTTCATAATTATGATTAACTTTAACGACCATATCAACTTAATCCATCTTACCCTTAATCACTATTTTAATATGTCTAAACCTAATCCTGATTATGACGATTATTTTCAAATCGGAGCTATCGGGATTATTAAGGCTATTAATTCTTTTGACGAATCTAAAACTCTTCAATTCTCAACTTTCGCTATCGCTTGCATAAACAATGAAGTGTTATCATATATTAGAAAAAACAATCGCAAATGTGCCAAGCCAACTATTCCCGATGTCTCTTTTGAATCGTCTGACTTCTCTCCAGAATATTACTTACCTTCTCAAGACGATACTATTGAAGAATATTCTAAAAAGGAAATTATCGATAAATTCAACTCCCTGTCTTTCCCTAATAAAGACTTATATGTAGATTGGCTTAATGGTATGACTAACAAACAACTATCTATTAAATACAAAAAATCTATAACCAGCATTAACAATAATATTAAAAAAATTACTAATTACCTAAGGAGAACCATTTTATGAATGTTACTAAAAAATTATTTCAACGCTTAGTCATTTGCCTCTCTTATATCCTTTTCATTCCACTTTTTATTGTCGTTTCTTTTTATGTCTTTATCTTGGCTAATCCAGTTAAAATTATCTTTACAGGTCATGCTTACTCATTCGACTGGGAAGATGTTGACATCTTTTCTAAAGATCCTCTTGATAATAACAATAAATAAGTTTATTATTGTTATGCTAATTATAGGAGATTTTAAATGAAAAAATGTTATGAACAAATTTATTGCAAATATCTAAATTGCGCTAAATGTAAAATAAGATTGCTTTGTTGCGGGCTAGATGGCCCTCTAAAACCTTTAAAAGACCGCAAGGAAATCGATTTGACTGTTGGTGAAGTATTTAATGATCTCGTTCAAATTTACTCTCGTACGCCTTATTTTGATAAGAAAATGTTTAAACGATTGTATAGCGATATTCTTAGACCAGCTCCAGATTATTTTGAGAAAATGTGTAAATGAAAATGCTCGTCTTTACTGTCTCTTCTTATAGCCTTCTATTTCTATTTATTATCTTTGTATTTTTTATTAGCATTTTTGACGATACAGATTGAAAGGAATTTACTATGGATTATTACAAACTTCGCAATGAAGAACTTGAAAAAGAATTGAAAGAACTTCAAATCCAATATGATAAAGTTTGCTCTCAAAGAAATGAACTTGAATCAAAATTGGAAAAATTAAAACAAAATTGACTTTTGCTATTGCAAAACTGAAAGGATTATGTTAGCATAAAAATTAGATAGGTTTTCTCGTTTTTGTACCTATCTATTATTTCTTAATTGTTTATGTAATTTTTAACCTCCTATAGCTTAAAACTTATCAAACAATAATAATTTATCTTTTGCTACCCACTTAAAATCCTTTCAGGGTAGCTTTTTTATTGAAAGGATTTATTATGAAAAAATTTAACTTAGACGATTTAGACTTTGATTCTAAACTAACTTACTATTCTATGTTTGTTGCTGAGAGAAAACCATTTAGCAATGGTTATGGTATTCCTGTAAAAAACAATGGAATCAATATTAACAAATGCTTCTCAACACCTTTTTCTCTTATTAAAGCAATCGATAAAGGCAATTACAAATATAGATCTATCGACGATTATTTTATCTTAACTAACGACGGATTACTTCTGTCTTATACGCAAGAAGAACTAGAAATAAAAATGGACTTAGATTCAGAATTTGAAAATTATGTAATGCAGATCCGTGCCACCACCCGTGCCTAACCTATAAATTTTTTTGATATCTTATACATTCTTAATTAGCCACTTGACAATTAGTTAAGACTTGATTTATACTATTCTTAGTTAAGCAAGCTGGTTCTTATTCTTGCTTAAAATGGAGGTTAAGAAAATGAGACAAATAAATGAAATCAAAAAAGATATGGAAGAAGTAGAAAGAAAGCTAGACTCTATGAGAGACAAAGAAGATAAAGAAAGCTGGGAAATAATCCATTCTTTATATAGATAACAACGCAACTTAGAAAAAGAATTAAGTGGAGTTATAGCTAGTAATGTTAAAGTTGGTGATGGTATTACTTTAAGAGTCTATAGCGACTGTCATTCATTTACTATTATTGCTAGAACTGAGAAAACTTTAACTATACAACAAGATAAAGCAACACTTAAAAACAACTGGAAGCCTGAGTTTGTTCATGGTGGGTTTACTGCTCATTGTACTAATCAAAATGAACAAGAATATGATTATGAAAGAGACGAAAAAGGAAAAATCTTAAAAATAAGATGGAGCGATAAAAGAAACTATTGGAAAGCTCCAAAAGGATACGCTGGTATTAGTTTAGGTAGACATGAATTTTATGATTATAACTTTTAATAAAGGGGTTGCAAAACCCCTTATTTATAACAAAGGAGAAAATATATGTTTGAATTAGAAAAAAAGCAAAATAGCTTATACAAAAATTATTATGAAGGATTTAATCCTAATACGCAAAAACATGTTATTTGTGTATTAGATGATAACAAAGTCTTTTTCTTAGTATATCAAGGAAGAACAAGGACAACACACCCTTATAATAACAATTATAAAGAGATATGTTTTAAAGAGGCTACTACTGAACTTAATAAAGACTGATACAAAGCGATTAAAAGCAAGACAATATAAATTGTTATTAAAAATAAAAAGATAGCTCTACGGGGCTATTTTTTATTTATATATGGAGCCGTGCAGAAGTTGATAAAAAAATAAGAGCTAGAATGTAGCCCTTAAGATTTTCATTTTTTCTTCGGTTTCATTAATAAGCTTATTATAAGTTTCTACAGCTTCATGATCTTGTCTTATTTTAAACCATTCATTGATAGATACCAAGCTTTGAAGATTAGCTTCAAGCTTTTTATATTGTTTCATTGCTTCTTTATTCATTGCTTTATATTCCTTTCTTAGTATGTACGACTTAAACCGCCGTTTCTTTGTTCAATTCCAATATAACCGAACTCGCTACAGTCTATATCATTTAAGTTGACTACATAAGAGCAAGTCTCACCACTATTTAAGCATTGCTTGTCCATATTCCATTCATCGATGTTATTACTAACATATAAGAGCGATAAAAGAGAACCAAAAGTTGTATGAGTTAATATTGCATGATAGACTAAGCAATTATATTTTTCTTCAAAGTCTTTAATTGCATTTTTGATGCTTTCTTCATTGCTTGTATAGTAGAGAATACCATCAAAGATTTTGCTTAATCTTTCACTATAATAAACTACATCTTGAGTCTTAAAGTCTTGTATAACTTTCTTGTTTAATCCTTTAATACTTTCTAATCTTTCTATAGCCTCAGCTTTTTGCTTCATTCTTAAGTCTTCCATTTTTTTTAACCTCCATTACTTGCTAGTGGTTGGATATCCACTAACTAAAAAAATTATATAATTATTATGATTATATTGTCAATAGTTTTCTTGACATTTTTAAAAATTATTTATACAGTAGATAGATCATAATTATATAGCCCCGTGCATATATTACAGTAAAATTTAAATTAGTATAAACTAATTTAAAAAATATTAATTAACCACTTGACAACTATATTTTTATTTTGATACAATACTCATGCTTAAAGCGATTTACATTTTATCGCTTAGCTTACAGGAGGTTAAAAAATGATTAAATTAAGTGATTTGTTAGATGTGTTAGTTGCTATGAATGTTAAGATTTATTTACATGTTGATAAAGATACTAGAAAGCTTTTATACGACGGGGATGCAAATTTTGCCAAACTTCATATTGAAGATATAGACAAATACAATGTATTATTAGTCTTTAGCTTAAGAGATTTAGAAATAGTAGTTACTAAATAAGAAAGGATTTAAAAAAATGAGATTAATTGATTTAGCTATATTATTACATAGATTCAGCATTGATAGTAAAATAGTCATGAAAGAACGATACGCAACTAATGACGCTTGCATTAAATCAAGGGTTATTATGACAGTAAATGCAAAAGACTTATATAATAACATCGATGATAGCGAATATAAAAATTGGCGTATTGTTAGATTTTTAATAGATAAAGACAATATTATATATATTACATTACTTGATGAAAAATATTATTTCTAGCCCCCACTTGAGGGGCTTTTCTTTTGCTTTGATTTAAAGCTTAAAATAGCCCTTTATAGCCTCGTTTTATATTTGTTAGTAAAATTATATTAGAGGTTATAAAATCTTTCTTAAATCGGTTTATTTTAAGTTATATGTAAATTGCTTCTAGATCAGGAATACACCACCACAAAAAAACTTTTTATAGACCCGTGCCAAAAGGGGCTAAAAAATAAAAAAGAAAAATCTTTTTTAACTTTTTTCAATTAATCGCTTGACAATTAAAAAGAAATAATTTTATAATGATTACGCTTGATAGATAAACAAGCGATTTCATTTAGTGGAGGTTAAGAAAATGACTAAAGAAGAAAAAATTATTGATTTATTTGAAAATGTGGGATTAATTGCAACACCTATAAAAAGGGAAGGCAAAACGGTCTCATGGCAACTTGAAGGCTTTACAAGTCGAGGGGGTGACATGATACATACATTAGATTTTAGCGGATTAGATGCTTTAAATATTGATGATGCAATAAAAGCATTTAGAAACTTTAACAAATATGTAGATATTGATGACGAAATAGAATTAAATCTTGAAAAAGCTAGAGAGTGGGGCTTAACTATAAGAGAGTTTGTTCATGATTATGAAGATTACTACGAGGCATTAAGAAAAAAAGCATTTAAAATTATTCATTTTGCATGTCAATTAAAAAATTTAGAAGATTAATAAAAAGCCTTTAAGGGCTTTTTTCTTTTTCCTGAGATAATCAAATATAAGCGATTTTTAGCCTCATAGAGACACTTTTATAAATGTTATGATAATTTACTAACAATTAATAAAAACTCGCTTGTATCGGCTTTATTTTAAATAATATAAAAAGTAAATTAACTACTTGACAATTTAAACAATTATAATTTATACTTTTCTTAGTTGGTGAGGTTGTCAATCCTCATCGGCTTAATAAATGGAGGTTAAAAAAATGACGGAGTTAGCAAAACAAATTTATGAAAATGCAAAAGAAATTTATGAACATAATAAAGACTATACGGCTTTTGAACCTGGAGAAACTGTTCATCAATTTATTGACTTTGGCGTTCACAAAAAAGATTTTGAAGATAAAGAATTTAAAGAAAAAATCGAGGCTTTAGGTTTAAAAGTTGAGTTTAACTTCATGGGGCTTAATGTTACAAAAGCTTAAAAATCTAGCCCCCTTAGTGGGGGTTTTAAAATGGAGGTGCGACCGTGCAAGAGATAAAAGATATAGAATCAAAATTAGATTATTTAACTAAAGCTTATTATTATAAAAAACTATTAAGATATAAAGAAAACTATAAAGAGCTGTATAACAACTCATGCTTGCTTAGGCACGGCGATGTTGTTAGAGATTTTAAAATGCACTATTTACTTGATTTTGATGACTGTGTTGTTGACTTAAAAATTCATATTAGAAAAAAATTAGAGATTCCACCTTCTGATTACCTTCGCACGGCTCCACTAAAAGAAAGGCTATACAAGTACAATGTTGACTATTTTATTCCAAAAAGATATTTAAATGCATCTTATATCTCAGTAAAAGAAGCAAAACGCTACAATGAATATTATACCTATTATGAACTTACTAATACATCAGAAGATTGCAAGGTTATTAGACAGTTAACACCAGAAGAAAAAAAGCAATTATCAGACTTTTTTAGCAACCTAATACAAGCCCGTGCGGATTATGTAAGTCATTATCTACTCAAAAAATATAATAACATTGAATAATATAGCTCCGTGTCGATTTGGTGCAGAAGCACCACAAAACAAAAAAATTATAAAATATTAAGATTTTTCTTGCAATTAGTAAAGTAATCGCTTATTATAATAATAGATAAAGCAATGCAAGTCATACATAGCTTTATAGAAAAGGAGAAAAAAATCATGGCACAAGATATTAAAAGCGAGTTAAAAAACTATAAAAGGGGTACATTCATCAGGTTTGAATGGTTTTCTAAACCATCACAAAAAAAAGAATATAAAGATAGAGTAAAAAAAGTATCTTACGGCGTTTATCGTTTAGGCGTTGACTATTCAAACATTGAAGAAGTAAAACTAATGGATGCAAACATAGAACAACCACAACACCATTTACAAGGTCAACAAACATTTTCAACACCTTATTTTATTATCTTAAATGAAAAGACACAAAAAGAAAAATTAAGAGTTTATACAACTAAAAATCATAAACATAGAACAATTACTAAATACTATTTAGATGATAAAGAAGTAAGCAAACAAGAACTTTTAGACCTTGGCGCTATTAGAGAGACACCACACAAGGATTTATTATGTTTTGATGTATTCCTTGATAACATTATAAAACTAGGTTAAAGCCTAGTTTTTTTATTATATATAGAGCCGTGCTAGTATGGTTCAGAAGCTCCACCACCTAAACAACAAGATTAAATAATTTTAACTTTTATCAAGAAAACACTTGACAATTAAATAATTTTTTTTGTATCATTATATCGTACTTATTAAGGAGGTTAAGAAAATGTTAGTAAGTGATAAAATACAAATTAGCTTGAATAACTCAAAGCTAGGAGACAAAATCCCATCGTTAAATCTAAGCGTATTTAAAAGTTGTAGAAAAGATGCGCCATGTCTATTAAGCAATAAATGCTACGCCTTAAAGGGTCGCATGAGATTGCATCAAGACGGGGCTTATAAAAATAATTATGATGCTTATATTGAAAATCCCGATTTATTTTTTAAAACTATTCAAGAGTGGTTAAACGATGACGATGTAATTTTTAAATTTTTTCGTTGGTTTGGGTCGGGTGATATTGTAGATTATAAATTTTTGCTTGGTATGATTGAGACGGCTAAAGCATGCCCACAAACTCGATTCATGGCTTTTACAAAAAAACATAACTTAGTAAATATGTATTTAGCGCTTGGCCATCAACTACCGCAAAACCTAAAAGTCATATTTAGCGCTTGGGATAAAGACTTTAAAATTGAAAACCCTTATAACCTACCTATTGCATTTATTGATTTAAAAGATAAAGAAAAAAACGCATCAATAAATGAGTACGCCATCCCTTGTAGAGGGTCATGCAAGTCTTGTAAGTCTTGTTGGTCATTGGTTAATGGTCAAGCGGTCTTATTCCCTCAACACTAAACAACTAAACGGGGCGCCCCCGTTTTTTTGTTGCTTGTTTTTATTCTTTAAATAAATCCCGTTTTAGCGTTGTTTTATCGTTTTATGATAATTTATATATAAACTGTATAAATAAAGCTATACGGGGCTAAAAATAGCTTATGCAATTATTATTTATTTTACTTGTTGCAACTTCTGTAAAACAATTTTTTTATTGCATCACACCCCGACACCCCACCCCACCTGAGCCGTGCTACATATAAAGCCGTATATTATCCGCTGCTTGCTTCTGAATCAAACTAATTAAATCTTAATAACATAAATATAACTGTTATTATGTTGATTGTTTTTATATCTACCTTCTAATGTTGCACGGGTACTATATTTTTATAAAATCCACTACTAAAAAAATTAACTAAATGTTAATATAAGCTTGATATTGTCAAGTAAAAGCTTTACAATAATAGAGTAGATAGAGTTGTTCATCTCTATCTTATATATAGGAGGTTAAAAAATGAAAATCGTATTTACTCAAGAAGAAATGAAAAAGTTATTGGAAGCATGCAAAATCTTATGTAAAACTAGCAAGTACAATACTGAAAGATTAAATGTTGTAAATCTTGCAATAGAGGATGACAAAGTTATAGCTTATGCAACTGATAGATACCAATTTTTAAAAATCACATTTAACAATAATGATATGATTAAAGAAGCACCCGATAATATGCAAAACGGGTTTATTATAGGTTATAAAGTAGCTAATCTATATGGAATATTATTAAACTATCTTAAAAAGACTGACACATCTATTGCTAATATTTATATAATCGACACAAACGATATAGACAATATAATTGTTAATAATAATATTTTCATTTATGTAAAAGATATCTTAGTATTTGATAATGTTCATCTCGATATAAGAAATTATAAATCTAATAAACCCGCACCCCAAGCGCTAATTAGCCCTTACTGTATGTTAAGACTTGCTAAAATCTTAAAAGTATTTGTAAAAGATGAAATGGATGCTGTAAAACAAACAACTCATATTCTAAATATACTTACAACAATGACAACTGAGTGGGAGTGTGAAGATTATAAAGTTGAAATATTAACTACTTTATGTAGTCGTTATAGAGGGGCTTAATCTCTCTATATAAAAGCTTCTGAAGAAGGGGCTTTTTTTTCTTTATATATACCCGTGCAAGGTATAACTACTATAATTAGACTAATTCTAAAAAATCACCCGTTTTTATATAATAACAATTATGAAAATATCTTTTTTATTTCTGAGAAGCTCTATTATACATAGCACGGCTACATATTGATTAAATGGATTAGGTCTTTTATTTGGTATATTTTTGCTTTATTCCACTGTAGATTATATTTTCTTTCTTGCTTCTGAAGAATCTTGCTAGACCTTGCACGGTAGCTAAATCCAATCCATGTATAAAATCCGATCTTGCTATAGTAAAAAATCCGATCCACTTTTTCTAAAAAAAATAAAAAATGTTAAGAAAACTATTGACAATGTACTTTCCATTTAGTATATTATTCTTGTTCAAATCAATAAGAACAAGAAAAGGAGAAATCAAGATATGAACGAAAAAGATTTAGAAGAACTTAGAAAATATATTGCAGAAAAAGTAAATGAAGCAAAACCTAAGTTATTTAAAATGATTGAGGAAGCAAAACTAAAAAACAAGCAAGAAGAAGAAAGATTAAAGACAATCGAAAATCTAAAGAAAAAAGGTTATGTCTATAGTGGAAAATGCTTCAATTGTGATGTATTTAGTAAGAAGGGCGAAAAAGATGTTCTTTTATCGCCTCTATGTTAAGGAGAAAATGAAGATGAAAAAGAATATTTTAACAAAAGAAGAAAAAGATTATTTAGAAATTGTTTTAAAACCATTTGAAATTAATAAAATTAAATCAATTATTAAATATCCTACTTTAAGAGGGAATAAAGCTTATATTCTTATTACATGTCATGACGACGATTTCTTACAATCATTAAATTTTCCTAAAGATAAATATTTGTTAAATTTAGAGTTTGAAGAAGAATACACTCTAGAAGATTTAGGATTATTTGAGGAGAGATTAGAAAAATAAAAAGTCAAAATAGGCGATTACTTCGACTAAAGAAGTATCCCCTTAAACTAGCCGTTGAAGGTTACAAGCCCTTATGAAAAATAGCGAGTAAGAGGAGTGTTAAAAATTATGTTTTACAAAAATCAATTAAAAGTAGCAAGGGAAAATAAACTAGATATTATCTCTCTAGAAGTAGCTTCAGAAGTTGAAGCTTTATCCATTCCATTTGATGAAAAGGATTTTGAAATAGCTTGTTCAATAGTTGAAAATGCTTATATTAAATCCGATGACCTCTCAGTTTATCAACTTGCTAACGCCCTTTCAAATCTCTATGACAATGATAAAGATATACTTAAAAAATTGTCTTATAGAGACTTAATCGATGAGGCTTGTTATTTATTCTAAGTACAAGCTAAACATCGCTATATGAGGCTAAAAAAGGCCTCTATTATGATAAAACCAAGATAGAAATATCTTGTTCCTGTATAAAGCTATCTCATTTTTTCTTGATTTAACCTCCGAGATAGCTTTTTAAATTATTTTTAAATTATTAATATTTTTTATTGACAAATGGTTAATTATCGTTATATAATATTCTTAGTTAAAGGAGAAAAAACAAAAATGAGTAGATTATTAGAAGTAAATCCAAATAGTGGAGAAATCATAAGAGGTGCAATTAAATCCTCAAGTGAAAAAGAAATGCCAAAAATTGAAGTTGGTGGTACTGTAAGAACAATGGATAGTTGCAATGTAAAGATATTAAAAATTGAAAATGATATTGCATATGTACAAATTAGTTCAAATGAACTAAGAAGGGATATGAGTGCTACTATTAACATTAACGATTTAAAATATTGCTTAGCACATCATAACTTAATCTTTCAAGATTTTAAAAATAGAAAATATATTAAATAGGAGTTGAACAACATGAACTTATTCGGTATAATGTATTTATCGGCTTTATGCTTGATGGGGCTATTTATTATAGCCCTATTCATAGCAATTCAAGTCAAGATTAAAAAAACTAAATAATTAGTGGGGCGGTATTGCTGAGAAGCAAAACAATTCGTTAATAGCTAGTCATACTAAAACAATCATTTTTACTAAAACCTTCATTAAACAAGTACAATACCTATATTTCCATAAATTAGATTTCACTAGCTAAATCTATCGCCTATTAAAAAAAAGACTCTATACGAGTCTTCTTTTATTTTTCTGAACATTTTCTTCTAGCACGGGTGTATGTTCTATTCCGTCTAATTTTTCATATATCTGAACTTTTAATTCATAATAATCTTTTGGCTGGACTAGTCTTTCTCTAACTGTATATTCTTTAGCTAAGTCTAATAGACTCGTACCTAGCACGGTAGATATTTCTAAGGGTATTAACCTATGCTTACAGTTTGGCCTTGTTATGAGCCAATACGGGCCTTGCATAACTTCTTGAACTGTCATGATATTGTTTGTCTTAATATAGTCTGATACAGCACGGTAGACCTTTCCACTGCACTTAGTTCTCCAGAATCTGTCTACATAGATCTTCCCTTGCAAGTCTTTATGATCCACGGCTGGATTATTATGCCTTGAGCAGATAAAGAAAATGTTATCCGTGTCTTTCAACATATCTCTGGTGTTACTAACATTATTACGTCTCTGGTTGTTTCTGTTTACTTTTTTCATGGTAGATAAAACTTTATCATAATTTACCCTTTTAGTCAGCACGGCAGAGACTTCTTCAGCCCCTTCCGTACGCTTACATTTTCTAGCAAGATTATAACATTCAATATACAGGGCATTTTTTTCTCTTGCATTTAACTGTTCATAATCACCTACTATTTTCTTCAAGCCTTTGCTGATATAACCAAGACTTTTCCCGTTTATACTTGCACGGTAGATATAAGAAAAGGTCTTTTTCATAAGACCTTTATAATTATAAATCATTTAGAAATTCCTCTTCTTCAGATGCCGTTGCGTCTGGGTGGTGGTTCTTAATGTAATTCAACTCATATTCTAAATCTTCGTCGCTCAAGCTATCTCCATACAATTTTTGAACGTACATTTTGTCTGATATTACGTCGCTTGCATATGCATCGCCTAATACTTTTACTTTGTTTTCAAATGAATCGTCTGCAAATTCATCAAACTTAATCGATACGCCAAAATCAATTGTCTTGACAGGTGTTTCGTCGTCTTGATTCTCTATGATTTGATATGCTATTAACAATTGTGTTATTAAGCTTTTTAAGATTCTTGTTTCTGCTTTGATCGTATCTTTTCTAGTAAAAATTGTTACTTTTTCTTTTTCTCTTTGTGCTTCTGCATTGTCTTTTTTTGCTACGTCTATTCCTAATGTTGCTGGGCTCATGATTCCTTGTAATATCATAACAACAATACTTATTGCTTCATTACTATATTTTGAAAAGTCTATATTAGGTTGGGTTACCATGACTGGTGTTCCACCACCTATTGACCCGTCTGAGTTTACTCCGCCTTTATACCCGACATACTTTCTATCATAGACTTTTGGCATTTTTGGTAATCCTGTCTTCATGTCTCTTTCTAAGTAGTCTGTATTTATATATTCTTGTGGTGTACTTCGCCTTACAGAGTTTGATGCTTGCGATAATGCTTGGTCTAAATCGTCGAACAAATCCAACTTGCCCTTATATATGCTTCGTCCATACAAATCTCTATTTGTATCTTCATAAAATACACTTGCTCCACCTAGTAAGCAATTTACACCTTTTAACTCATGGTGTGTCACTGTATTCTTAAACACTTCAACGTCTTCAAATTTTAATTCTTTTAGTTCGTCAGTCGCTGTCACTTCAAATATTGCTTTATCTATATGCAAGTCTTTATTCTTTACTACTCTTGTTTCTGTTATCAAGTATCTTTTTCGCCCGTCATTATAATAGTCTTTATATATCAAGCCTATCACTCGCCCTGCCTTCTTGATATAATCTACTTCATTCGCCTTATAATAAACGACTATTGGATATTGCGATATTTCCATGTCCCATGTAATCTTGAACGCTCCCCATCCTTCTACATAAGTCAATGGTACTTGTTCTTTTGTTACTATCTTTTCTAAATTATTATCGTCCATTATCTTATCGAGTATCTCTTGCCATTCTTTATTACATTTAATAACAGGAAATCCTACAATATTCGATAATGTGTCGACTATTGCCCTTGGTAGTCCGCTATGTGTCTTTTTGACGTCGCTTTCACTACTTGATATATACCAGAAATAACTTCTCTTATTTCGCCCGTAAAATGGTTCTATATTATATTGCATGATTCCTTCTGATGTATAGAAATTACCTAATTCGTCAGAATCACCTGTATACCATTCATTATAAGCTTTTACTTCTACTCTTAATGCTTTCTCTTTATCACCGACTAGAATCTCTCTATCGTCTTTGGCTTCTCCTGTCTTTATCGCTCCAACTTTGCCAAATGTTACTTTCTTTATCCAATCTACTAATCTCATCGCATAAACACTCCTTTTATTTTCTTTTTTGATTTTGCCTTTACCGCTTTATCATATGCTAAATAGTCAAATCCGACTGTTAACTCTACCCTTGGATTTTCTTTGGCTAAATCAAACATTTCTTTACTTAAATTATAATAACGCCTTACAAAATCAAGTATTTTATTGCCTTGACTCTTCCTTATAAAGTCTTCGTATGTATCAAATACACTCGATCCGCCATTTACCATTTTGCTCTTAACTAAAAAATAACTACTACGCCCATTTTTTATACTAGGCATATAAACCAATGAGGTTTTTTCAGTAGTTAATCTAATCATATTTCTTGGGTCTTCCTCTTTTAGAGGAATTTCATTCAATGAAATTGTCGACCATTTCATCTTTGGGTTGTCTGGCACCAATTTCGCTAAATCTCCCCCTGATTTGCCCTGATTCAATTGAGATTGAAAGAAAAAAAGTTTAGCAGAATCGCCAATCATAGAATTAGGCCTCCTTGTTAGTAGTAGTATCAAGACAGTCATCTAAAGGAATATCGGAGATGATTTGGACTTTAGAAGCGTCGGAATTAGAATTAAAGTTCATGAAGTTATCAGCGAAGACTTTAAGGGCGGTATTATTACCAGCGAAGGCGAGGTTTTTAATAGCCTTACGCCCATAGAATTTAGCCATACCAGATAGGTTGTAATAAGCCTCAGCGAAATCGGACGAATAGACGATAGAGCAGAATCTATCTAATTCAGCTTTAGACGTATGAAGGACTAAGCGGACTTCGTCGATAGGGGTAAAGCAATCGATAGCGTCTTCGAATTGTTCACGAGAAAAAGTAAAATCATTAAGGAGCTTAAGATTTTCAGTAGAAATAGGATGTTTTTCATCTGGATAAAAAAAAGCCATAAAAATAAATTACCTCTAAGAGGAGTATAAACGAAGAAGGGGCAAAAAGTAAAGGGGAAGGCGAAAAAAAGATTAAAAATTATGAGGAAGATGGAGAGCGGAGAGGAAGCGAGACGAATTTAATAACAAAGGGAAGTGTTTGTTGTTGCGGGATTTTTTAGGTTTAAGAGAGATAAGGTAAGAGAGGGTTGAGTAGTTAAGGTTAAAGAAATCGAAAATGAAGTGAGCTAGGTTAGGGTCATGCGATTTATGGAAAGGGACGGAGTTAGAGATGAATTGATTAAAGGTAAAGCTAAAAGTATGAGAATCGAAATAAAGTACGAAAGCTCCGATAGGCCTACAAAAGACGATAGACGGGCATTTACGCTTGTTTTGCAAAAGATTGAATAAATTATCGTCGAACCTAAAAACGAGTCTATAACCGACCTTTTTAGCGTTTTCCAACAAAAGTTTAGTTTGAGCTGGGAAAGAATCAATGTTAACATAAGAAAACTTTTTCATATATAAAAATCACCTCTAGAGTCAAGTATAAGCAATTTAATAACATTTGTCAAGAAAAAGACCGATTTTGAATTTTTCATGTAAAGTCAAAATGAATTTACTTTATATATAATATATATAAAGTAGGTAGAAAAAATCAAAAAAAATATTGGTTTTATAACCTTTATTATAAAATCAAGAATCAAGAAAAAAATAAAAAAGTTTATAAAAATAGAAATTTTTTGAAAATTGACTAATAATATATATATATAATATATATATTAAAACTGTTTTGACTTTACCTGGAAAATTTTGAGATGTCAAGTAAACGCTTGAAAAGTGTGTTTGGGGGTGGGGTATCAAACACATACATTTGGGGGTGGGGGTGGCAAATGCAATTCGGTAAAAATTAGTAAAAAAGTGAAAAAATGAAGAAAATGAAGGTAAAAGGGCAAAATCTAGGTGTTACTAAAAAATGGTGTTTTATATAAAAACCTAAGATTTTTTGTATAGAAAAAAGTTTACATTTGGAGTATGAAAGACTATAGAAAAAGGATATAAAGGGGGCAGGAGTAGAATAAAAGGGAGAAAAAAGAGTATAAAAAAACTCTTACTGTTACTAAGAAAAATAATAACAATAAGAGTTGAGGTGAATATTTCTGTCTTAAGAAATTTCAATATAAACTAAAAAATGGAGAAACATTAGTTTACATAAAATATTATAAGGCAAGATTTAAAAGGAATCAAGAGTAAAAGAAAAAAACCCGCACAAGAAAGGATGGGGGTGTGGGGGATTAATTAGATTTAGAATTAGTAGTAGTGAAAAGGTCTGGGTATGGAAGGTTAGATTCTAGAATTTGAAGGAAGGTTCTCCACTCGCTTAGTTTGTGATTCTTGCGTTGGTGGTAGATTGTTTTGAGTTGCCTATAGTTGGTTGTGAGAGTGGCGCCTAGGACAAAGCCTGAAGGAAGAGAGGCGACGAGGGTTCGCCAGAGTTTAGATTTTTCTTCTTGATCTTGAGTATCATTGTATTGGTTTAGAAGGTCTTGATATCGGCTTAGGATGATAGGGTCTGTCTCGGGAACACAGCACTCACTTATATTGAATTGAGTTAATTTGTGCATAGTTGACATAGAAGAGATAAAGTCGAGAAAATGATAGCGTTGGAGTTGCTTCCACATGTAGAGTGGGGCATAAAGGTCGAATTGGACGATAATACCCGTTAAGAATTGGTCATGTCCTTCCCCGATATTTGTATTAGAGAGCGTATAAGCTCTTTTTAGCCCTTTACAGGGCAATTCTTCGTCGGGTTGAAGAATATTAGTACGCATAGGGTTTCCGCTTGCTCTGATAGCATTATCGAGACCATATACTTGAATATTATTAACTGTTAATGTATTGTATGACATAAAATCTCCTTTATTTATTGTTATTATTCTTTTTATAGATGATAATCTCGAGAATGTTAAAAGCTAGAAAAACACCAACGAGAGATATGATAAAAATAGTAACAGGATTTATACCTGATATGACGCAACATAAGATGGCTAGAAGTACGGCTAGAGTGCTTAGGAAAATGTTGCAAGGAATGATACTTGAATCTTTTTTCATGGTTTGTTTTACCTCCTAAAAAAATACTGTCATTTAGACAGTACTTTATAAAATCCATGTATAGGGAAGATTATAGACGATAGGTATAGGCCTACAAGAGGCGGAATACCGATTGTCGTTGAGGTTTCGTATAAAGATAGCCAAACACCTACAAAAAGAAAAATCGAAGTGAGAGACGCCTTTATTTTAGTTTTAGCCGATAGTGTTGTTTCCTTATAATAGTTAGAATAGATTACATTGAAAGTGTTTAAATCACTTAAAGAATAATCTAAAGTATAAATAATAGAAAAGGTAAGGGTGTAAATCAAAGAATAAGCTTTAAAGTATGAGTCGTTTATTAATTGATGTAAGATAATGTAATATAGAAATGGATAGAAAATAAAAGACGCTAAGGCTAAAGTTAAGAAAAGGCAAAGGATGATTTTAATTACCTTTTGTTTGGTGTTCTTCATTTTCCTCTACCTTATTGTAAATAGCATTTAAGAGCTTGATAGCCATTGAAACTTTTGGTTCTCTTGTACCTTTAGCATATCTTGAAATAACAGGTTCAGAAACACCTGTAATTTGAGATAATTCTTTTTGAGTAAGATTAGCAGTCTCTAATCCTAATTTTAAAATCTTTGAAAAATTCTTCATATTACATTCTCCTAAATTATGTTCATAAAAGCTTAATTTTCTTAAAGCCTTTTTTGTTAAATCATTCTTATTATGAATCTTATCATAAATTAAATTTCCATTTTCATCAGTATATATTTTCATTTGTTATTATTGTACTCCTTTATTATTAATCTATTATTGACGATACATAGTTTGACATAGAATCTAAAACTTTATCGATTGTATCCTTTGAGACAAATTTTTCTTTGTTAAAGATTGATTTAGCCATGGCTCTATCGCATATCTCGATGCTTATATCTGGATTTGTTCCTTTTAAGGATTGGCTTTTGTCATAGATATATTCAAGTAAAGTATCGTCAATTTTTTTATTAGAAAATTTTCTTAATATATTTGTTACACTAGCTTTATCAAGAGTATTTAATTTGATAACACTAAATCTTCTTGTTAATGCTTTATCGTTTTTTATGAATTGATTAAATTCATCTTCAGTAGTTGCTCCGATAATTTTGATTTCTCCATTTGAAAGTAATGGTTTTATAATATCACAGAAAGATAATGTTTGGTGTTCACCGCCTTTATTACTTAATTGCATGATTATATGCAATTCGTCAATAAATAAAACTATTTCAGCTGATTCTTCATTATCTTTATTAAATCGTTTAACTTTATTTATTGCTCTTTGTATCTTTTCTTCAAAATCTCCTCGGTATTTAGTTCCTGATATAGCAGACAAGCAAGAGAAACCTACAATAATTTGTTTCATTTTATGTTTTTGTAATTCGCAATTTAATTGTTGAACTAAAGCAGTTTTACCACACCCAGCTGGACCTATGATAATGGAATTTTGCATTCTTTTTTTATAGAATGTTTCTAATAAGGTTTGAATATCTTTTTCTCTTCCTATTATAGGTATAGATGGTTTATCTATTTTAAAAAAACTATCAAAACTATTTATTAATTCATCTAATTGTTCGTTCATTTTAGTCCTTTCTTTTTTACGATAAATTATTTTTTAAATTATCTTTTAAAAATTCTTCCCAAAGATTTTTATGTGAATCTATAAATTTGGATATTTCTTTATCTAATGTTTCTTCGTCGACTAATTGAGCTAAAGCTGTAACAGTAGTCATTAAAGTTACTTCTGCTTCCCTTTCTTTTAGTATATCTTTTTCTTTTAAAACATCGATTATAGACATAAATATACCTAAAGCTTCCTCGACTGAGATTTTTTTATCTTTATTATCAGCTACAATTTCGATTGCTTTTTTTAATAAACTTAAAGATTCCATAATTATTTACCTCCTTTCTTAATTTCAGCAGTTTGAGTAATATGCTCTAACAAATTCATATCTTTATATCTATAGCAAATATCTTCTATGGATTGTTTAACATCGTTAAGCTTTACTATATTATCTATAAGTCTTGCATTTGTTGTTGCAGACTTCTCTAAATGAAATAATCTTTTTGCTAATTCTTCAGCTTCAGTTAAGATTAAATATTCCTTTTCAATTAATTCTTTTGCTTCATCTGAAAGATTGAGTTGAACTGATTCTTTCTTTTCTTCTTGAATTGGTGATGGAGTTGATAATTTAGCATCTTCTTCTTTAATATAATCAATATAAGAATGATAAACATCGTCAGGCATACGACTTTCCATTTTTTTTGGGTCGATTTCAGGTGCATTTGTTAAATTAATCGTAATGAAACCATTTTTATATCCATTATCAATCGCATTTATTATTTTTTCCTTAGATATTGAGCTAAATGTTGATAATTCTTCTACAATATCATACATTTCTAAAGCTATATAGCCATCTTCTTGCAATCTTTTTACAAGACTTGATTTTCCTGTTGGACCACTTGTCCCCATTACTAATATAGTTTTTTGGTCACAATTGTTTACAATTAATTTTCTTCTTTCTTTTTTATCAGTAACATTTAAATTGATTACTAAATAAGAAGCAAATACATTTGTATCATTTATACGGCAATTATAAATTTGAGCATAAAGTTTTCTTTGTTTAAGTTCGCGTTTGTTTCCTACAAAAATTGTTTTGTCATCAATTTTAATTTGTAATTCTCCATTTTCTCCAGCTATTTCTAATAATTCTTTTAATTTCATAATTTGTTTCCTTTCATTTAATTTTAATTTGACTATATATATTTATCAGGATTTAACCAAGTAAGATTTCCATTTTCATCTTTTTCATAAATAGCATCAATATATATTTGATCATAGTTGTCTTTAATTCCAGCAAAGTGTTTTGCCCAGTTTTTAAGTTCATTTTCTTCAATATCTATTTCGTAATCTAAATTTGAATGGTTCCACTCTGATCCATCAAATAAAGTATATTTTACTAAATAAGTTTTTATCATGTTTTCTTTTCTCCTTTCTTATTACATAATTAGTATATCAAATGGTAATAATCTTGTAAATAATAAATTACCATTTTTTTAATTTTTTTATTTAGATAGATAATCAAACCATTCTTCTATTTTAAATTTATCTTGCCAATTAATACCTAATAGTTGACCAAATAAACCCATTAAGCAAGTTGTAACAATACTATCTCCAGCTAAATGATATAAAGAAGATTCAGTTTGATTTACTTTGATTTTATCAAAATCTTCATCTTTAACTCCCATTAATCTAAATAATTCTTTAGGTATTAATTTTCTAAATCTAAAATTACTTAAATATTGAGTTAAAGAATCAACAGTAATTGTGTTATCAAATGTTGCTAGTTCATAATTTTTTGTAGGTAATATAACCATCCCAGAAGTATAGTCTCCACTTCTTGTAGTTATAGTAGGGATAATACCCGTTTTATTCACATTAATCATAGTTGTTATTGGATCTTGTTGAGCTTTCCAATTAATAATATCATTTATTTGTTTTTCTTTAAAAAAATATTTTTCGTCTACATTACTAATGTATAAATCTTTTAATGATGATTCTAATTTTTTCTTTTTTGGGAAATAATACATACATTCTTTTGGAATAGAAATCATAAATGTTCTAACTCTATTTTGTGGTATTCCAAAATCTTTAGCATTTAAATCTTCACAAAAATTTGTATAACCTAAAGATTCTAATTTTTGAATCCATAATCTAAAATCTTTAATATTATTATTTGAATGAACTTCGGAAACATTTTCCATTAATAGTATTGGCATTTCTTGGATATTATCTTGTTTTAATTCATCTAATATTCTTTCAACTTCCCATAATAAACCAGATCTTGTTCCACTACCTTTAGTCATGCCTAATTGCTTTCCAGCTAATGATAAATCTTGTCATTGTCAACATGGATAGGAATAAGTCATTATATATTGAAACTTATCACTATCTACAATGTTTAAATCCCCCCCCTTCACTTTTGATACATTAACAAGATTATTACTTGCTTTTATATCATTAAATACCATACGGCATTTACTTTCACCCATAGATTTTATTTGCTTTAAATTCATAGGTTCATTGTAATCCATTGATATTCCTAAATCGTTTAAATAATTAACTATTTCTTCAAAACTTAAGTCTTTAGAATAATCTTGATTATCTTCACTAAAATGTAGATCTTTATAAGCAATAATTGACTTTACCGCCCATTCTGCAATTTTCCAATGTTCAAAATTAACATTTAGGTATTTTAGTGCTAATGATTGGCTACCATACCCAGCAAATAATTCAATTAATCTAATTGGTTTAGTAATTTTAAATTCATCATATATCATGCTAAACAAAGATACTTGTTCTTCATCAACTTTTTTCATATTTTCCTTTCTAAAATAATCTTAATTGTTTATATTCTTCTTTTTCTTTTAATCTATACTTATTTGTTTTATATTCATCATAAACAGGCTTCCAAATTATTTCACAAGATTTTTCTTCATTAGGTAAATAAGATTTCATAATTTCTAATTGTTTTTGCAATTCAAGGGCATAAGGACAACCTCGACAACCCGTTCTTTTAAAATTAAATGGTGGATAATAAAGCTTGCATAATTGAATGTTATATTTATTAATAAACCATTCTTCAAATTCATCACTTATAGGATTTATTGGTTTAAATTCTTTTAAATTGTTATTGCTATCAAAAGCAACACAACCTGTATGTACACTTCTCATGCCACCTTCATTTTCTCTTAATCCTAAAATCTTAATAGATTTATTATTATTAATTTCATATAAATGTGCTGGTTCTTTTTTCATTCTATAACAGCATTTATCACTACTCTTTAAATTAAACGATGGTGTAAATTGATATTTTAATATTTCAGGGCATGTATGATTTGAAAAATATAATTCGTTATTTTTTTCTCTAACTCCATATAGATATTTAATTACAGTTTTTACACCATTAGGCAAGCTATGAATAAAATTATAATCATTAAGTAAACTTTTATTATTTTCTATCATATTTCTGTATTGCTCTACTTTTTTTATGTTGTTTTGATAAATAGATAAATTATGTGAGTGTTGTTTTGATTTAATAGGGTATCCATCAATCTCTAAGATTTTTTTAATTGGTTTTGTTGGTTTAATAATAACAAATCTTTTATCTTTTTTAGCTAAATTATTTACAAATTTAATAATATCTAAATAATCAATCCCTGTATTAATGAATACTCTAGGTATGTTATTATTTGGCAAAGCCATATCAAGTAAATAATGAACTACTGTACTATCTTTTCCCCCACTAAATGATAAATAAAAATTTTCTTCTCCATATTTGTTTATTGTTTGTCTTATAACTTCTAATCTATCAAATAAGGTTAATTCAAAATCTTCTTCCATATTATCATTATCTCCTTTAAAATAATTTCATATAACCTTGTTCTTCTTTCTTTTTATCAACTTGAGTTACATCATTTAATCTATCATTTGCAATTTCATAAAACTTTGGATTTAATTCAAAACCTATGTATTGCCTATTAAGTTCTTTGCAAGCTACTGCTGTTGTTCCACTACCCATGAAAGGGTCTAACACCACCCCCCCACTTGATGAAGAATTAATAATTAGATTCTTAATAATTTGAATTGGCTTTATAGTAGGATGTAAATAAAGCTCTTTGTCTTGAATGTTAATAGGTAACTCATAATGAGTTTTAGCTGTATCATAAGTTGTATTAAGTTTTACTCCGTCCTTGAAATATAAGCAATATTCTGTATCAGTTAAATATTTTCCACCACATAGAGGCATTGCATTTGTTTTGTGCCAAGTAATAATGTCAAATGTGCATTTATGCTTGATAACAAAAAAATCTAATAGCTTAGGAATCAAAGTTTTATTACACCATATATAAACATTTATTTTCTTGCAAACCCTTATAAATTCGTTTAGAATATCTTCTTTAATTCCTATGTGCAGATTTTCATTTCCTAAACTATCCATTAAATTTTCTATTCTTTTTTCTTTTAACATACCACCACCTGTTAAGCTATTTAACTCATAAGGTGGATCAGTAACAATTAGGTCAATGCTTTTATCAGGTATTTGCTTTATTAGTTCGTATGCATCACCTAAATAAATTTTGTTTAATTCCATTTTTGCCCTCCATATAATTCTTAAAATAAATAAATATATACTAAATAAATTCCCATTTTATTTTAATAACTCTCCATCTTTTTCTAATGGCATAAACATTTCATTTTTTCCTAAGTAAATACATTCTTGAATATAAGCTAAAACATCAATAGCATTGTCTTCAGAAGTATAAGTTCCTAAAGTTATTTCATCAGCAATTAATGACCATTTAGGATTTGTTAATTTAACTAATTTTTCTATAAATATATTTTTAACTCTATCTGAATTAACTAATTCATCTCTATCTTGATTTCTAATCCACATAATTTTATCTCTCCTTATTTTTATTTAAATTAAATATTTTTTCTAAATCAGCTCCATACTCTGCATATTCAGGTTCTTTAGAATGTCGTGTTGCAGAACACGCTTCTTCAATATAAAATGGTTCATCCGATGAATAAACAATTGTGCCTAATAAAGTAGTTTCATCAATATCTTCTTTATATTCACCCATGTATCCCCAAAAAGTTTCATAAACTTTATTGCCTTCTACTTTTATGCCAATTTGTGTACCACTTCCCCACGAATTTAATCCCCAAGTTTCTAAATCAATAATAGCTCCAGTATCAAGAATCACAAATCTTTTTATTTGATTTTTCTTCATTTACTTGTTTCCTCCTTATTTATTTGATTTTTTCACATATAGGACATTTATCCATTACAACCATTATATCATTTGCTGAAATATAAACTTTCCCATAATCTTTAAATTTAATTAGATAAATATTATCTAGTCTAGTATAATCTTCCACTTCATAACATTTATTACCTTGTGAAAACCAATGTATTTTTGATTTAGATGTTAATGAATCGCAACTTGCTAAACTAATAATTGTTAATAATCCAATCAATAGTTTCTTCATAATCCTAACTCCTCAAGTCTATAACCTTTATCTATTTCGAGATTTTTAAATCTTTCTTCTGGATTAAATAAAGGTCCGCAAAGTCTTTCACATCCATAATCTTCAACATTAGATTTAAATGTAATACTAATAAAGCCAATTTTTTTTCCTAAGAAGCTATCAACACATTTGCATATTGTATATATTTCGTAGTTTCTAACATTAATTAAATTATACATATTAGTTAAATATCTTCTATCTTCTTCGTCTAATAGTTCTTCGTTTTCTATTTCAATTTCAACTTCTTGATTTAAAAATTTATCGCTGTATATGTCTTTATTGTTAATCCAACAATTTTCATTTTTTGATGAATCACAATTAGCCCTGTAAGCTGGACAATTTTCACATTCCACTTTTAAATTACAATTGTTGTCAAGCCAATTATCCCATTGTTCTGTGGTCATATTTTTTAATTTAATTCTTTTTTTCATAAATCTTCTCCTCTTCGCATATTTAAATCAAATAATTTCCTTATTTGTTCTCTAATATAATCTTCTAAAGTGTCATATTGTTTAGCTACATCCATTATATATACTTTGCTATTCAATTTTGAATTTGGAATATTTTCCACTAAAACAGAAACAAATTTTTCTATTTCATCTTCTCTTTCAGGGTTATCATTGTCTACTAATATCTTTCTTATTTGTTCAATTATAAATGTAACTTCATCTATTCTTGCATTATATACTTCTATTGTTTGTTGTATTGCTTTCTCTTCTTCGGGATGATTATATAGCATGTATTTTACTGTTTCAATCTCGTTATAAATTCTTAATCTTCTTAATTCTAAATAATTTAATAATCTTTTCATATTTTATATCCTTTCAATTTTATCTAAGTTAATTCCTTTATAATAATAACTTCTTTTATTCTTTACTAAATGGTTTTTGTAATAACTTTTCTCTTCTACAATTATTTTAATAACATTATCATTTAAAGGGATTGAATTAATATCTTTATTATATTTATCTATTGTTCCGTCTATATTATAGACTTTTACTTTATATCTTTTTTTCATTCTACCTCTTGATTTAAAAATTTGTCATTAAATTTATTTTTGAAATGTATCCAGCTTGTCATATCAGTAGTGCAATTAACAAAATTAAATTGACACTCTTCACAACGTGTAGTAGCACAATTAACTTTTTTCCAATTTTCAAAATCTTTAATTGTTAATTCTTTAATCTTCATTTTTCTTATTATTCCTTTTATATATGATATAGTCTTGTAATATTTGCATAATTTCGTCAAGCCTATTCCAGTTTTTGTTTATAAAATTCTTAAATCTTTCAATGCCGTTCCAAGCAATAATATAAATAAAATTCATTTTATCATTTTCTTCTATTGCTTTTTGCATTTCTATATATATATAGTCTTTAAACAATTCAATTACTTCTTGCTTAAAATCTTCTTCTAGTAAAGTTCTACCTTCATTATTTAAATCATCGGGTAAACCTTTATCCATAACTTTTTCTACATATTTTCTATAATCATCTATTGTTATCATATTTTAATCCTTAAATCATCTTCGAGTTCGAGTGATATACATATTGTATCATCATAAAATGATAAATATTTTATATCTTCATAAGTAAATATATAATCAAGCCTACTTAATTCATATTTATCTTCATTTCTATTTGTTTCTAGTCTAATAATTGTATTAAACAATGTATCATGAGTTATTAACACATGATCATCGGTGTATACTTTTATATTTAAATCAGGTTGTGGTATTAATTTTAAAAATTCTAGTAATCTCATTTTCTATTTATCTCCTTTTCTTCTTATTTTTTTTAGTTTTTTTCTCATCGACATTAGCTTTACATATTCATCTCTTAATATTTCAATTACTTCCCTTAATGCAATATATTTACCATATAATTCTTTAGTAACCTTTTCATAACCTTTATAATACACTTTTTGTTGTTCTTTAGAAAAAATTTCTATTAAATCATATATTGTATCCATTTTAATTTTTAAAATTTCTACATCATCCATTGTTTTTCTCTCCATATATTAATAATTCTTGAATATTGTCTAATAACATCCATTCTTTATATAATTGGTTATATTCTTCACTGTCATGTCTAGTAACAGCTTTACTTTGTTGTTTTACAATTTCATTTTTTAATTTCTCTAATAAGTCAATCGCTTGTTTTTTTTCTTCTTTTGTCATATTATTTAACCTCCTCTCCGTTTATCAATAAATTTTGAATATCACCAATTAAATCTTGTGTTTTACATAATTTCTCATATTCCTTTTTATCATTCTTAGAAAGTGCTATTCTTTGTTGACTAATAATATTATTTGTAATTTCATTTAAAAGAATATTAGCTTGTTGTTTTCTTTCTTCAGTCATATTTATTTTACCTCCTTATAAAATTTGTAATTAAATGTATAATCACCATTTAATCTTATTGCTGTAACATAAGTGTAATTATCACGGTTAATTAAATGATTGATAGCCCCACTTTTTATATATTTATCTCTATCAATCATAGGTTTTGCAATCTTTTTAGCTTCCTTTAAGCTAGAAGCATATCCAACTACAGAGAAGAAGCTCCTTCCAGTTTCATCAATTATTCCATTTAAAACTACATATTTCTTTGAGTCCATTTTATTTCTCCTCCACTACATAAATTTGCATGTTGCAATTTTCTTCATAACTACTAAATACCGCAACCACATCATAATTGTTAAAGATGTTATCTTTAAAAGTATTTAAAGTAAATTTAACACCATTTATATTTCCACAATAAATAGTTTTTTCATTTATGAAATCAGTAATTTCTACATTAATATCGTGCATAACACTAATAAATTCAGTTAATTTCATTTTATTTCACCTCCTCTACATAAATAGTTAAAGCATAACTAGTCTCTACACTAGCAAATATAGTACTAACATTATATTTTTCAAATTCTTTAGAATTTATTTTAATTCCTGTAGTGCTTCCTTTGTAAATAGTTTTATAATCTTCATTATTCACAACATTTACGCCAACACCAAACATATTTTTTACTAATTCGTTCAATTTCATTTTTGTTTTCTCCTTTTCCATTTGACAAGTATAATATATCAAATGGTAATAGTAGTGTCAAGTGTTTTCTTGATAAAAATAAAAAAGTTATAGATATAATCTACAACTCTTTTTTATTCTATTTTTCTAGTTCTTGAATATAATTGTTAATATCGAAATCGTCATCGGCTAATGCTTCTATATAATCTTGTAATGAATAAATACCTAACATAAAATGTAAGTTCCCGTTTTTCCTATCCCAATTTCTACCATGAGAGAATGGATAATATTTATCAATAAATTCATTAACTATTTTAAACGCTTCTTTATATTCCATATAATTAGTCCTCCATAATATAAGTTTTTATTTCTTTTTTATAAATATCGTGTGAATCAAGCCCTAATTCTTTAAGTGAATATTTTTTACAAGGAATTAAATTTTCATATTCATATCCAAAACATGATATAAAATAATATTTAATATTGTTATTAACTTCATATTCTACTCGTAGCGTAATATTACTACAAGATTTATATGAATCATATTGGTCAATATAATCGGAATATTTTTTTAAAATACTTAAATCATCAAATTTAGTAACAACTATATTTTTTACTTCTTTTTCTTTATAATGAGATTGCCAAAATATTTCACGTAAGCTACATAAAATAAGTAATACATTTTCATTATTTACATTTAATAATACTTTATTCCCCATAAATTAATCTTCTATAATATATTTTTTTACGTCACGATATTTGCATTTACATTTTATTCTATGCCCTTGCCTATCATAAATATCAATACAAGGTGTTAATACTAATCCTTCTATTTTTTTATCTTCTGACTCGGCAATTTCAGATTTATGATTTTCTTTTACATATTCAATAGCGCCGTTTAAATTACCAACATATAAAGTTGGAACATAATCAAGACCTAATTTTTTAGCTACATCGTTAACATTTTCTCTATTTAATTCAAATCCATCAATAGTAATATCAAATACTATAAACTTAGTTGCTTTTGAATATCCACCACCATTTTGAATCTTAGGTCCATATCCTTCGCCAAATATATATGCTTCTTTATTTTCAAATATTTGTTCAAATAAATATTCCATTTCTTGATTCATAAAAATGTTGTCTAAAGTTGCTTTTAATTCTTTAGGCATATCTGCTTTATCAGTTCTACCAGCATATTTAATTTCATGTCCGTCCCAATAGATTCTTACATTTGTACCATCTATTTTTTCAGTCCCAGTCCAAACAATATCTTTTAAAGCTTTAAATAAAGGGCTTTCCCCTTCAATTTCATGTTTTTCATTAAACATAAATAAATTTTTTATTTTCATATATTCTTCCATAAATTAATTCTCCTTATTGATTCCTTTCTTCTCTTGTATAACCATATGTCATTTTATTTTTTTACCCTTTATAACATGTCCATTTCTAATTTATTTAAAATATTATTTCCCATATTTTTCCTCTAGTTTTTTATAATATTCATTATATTCTTCAAGTGCTTTATTTTGCTTAATTAAAAGATTTTGTAAATCTTCTTCTTTTACCTCATCACCCATAATTACGTCGCAGTTCTCTAATAATCTTTCTAATTTTTTAGCTTCTTTATATTTTAGCTTACAACCATCTTCAGTACAAAATGGTTCTTCTGGTCCATCTCCAAAGAAAATACAATAATATATTTGTTCTTCATAGCTATCACAATATTGTAGATTACAATTATTACATTTCATAATTTATTATTCCTTTATTTCTTCTTCTAAAAAATCATTTAATGTTTCTGGATGTAAACAAGCATATTTTGTTGTAATCAATTTAATAAAATCTTTATTGAGCTTAAAATTTTTTCCTAATTCTAATTTATCTTCTGCAATTCCTATCGGGTCGTCTTTATCACAAGTTAAGCAACAACAAGGGTCGATTCTATTTAAATAAAACCAATCAAATATTTCTTGTTTAGTTGCTTGTGTTGATTTTATATCTCTTAAATATTCCCAAACTTTCATAATGTTATAATCCTAACTCCTCTAAAGTATAATCATGGTAAGGTGGCATATATTTATACATGATATTTTTAAAATATGGTAAACTTATAAATTCATAACCGATTATGCCTACTTTAGATTTCAATTTTATTTCTATACGGAAATATAATTTCTTATCAAAAGTCTCTACACATTTTCTTATACTAATAACTCTATCTCTGAATGGTTCAATAATATTTAATAAATATTCTTTTTCCTTTTCGTCTAAAATATCTGGCACTTCAATTTCCGTTTCTATTGCTTGATTTAGAAACTTTTTAGAATATAAATCTTTGTGATTAATCCATGAATCTATAACGCCTGAATAACTACAATTAATATGTCTAAATATACAATTATCGCAATCCATGTTAGCCATGTTTTTAAGACAATCCTTTTTAACAAAATTATCCCATTGTTCTGCTGTTAAATCTCTTAATTTAATTCTTTTTTTCATTTTTGAATCTCCTTTATTTAACATTTACTTCCACATCTAAATCAAATATCTCTTTCATTTGTTTTTCAAAATATTCTTTTAAAGTATCATATTCTTTGTTAGTATCCATTATAAATATTTTTCCAGTTTTCCATTTTGATTTTGGAATCATACCAGTTAAAACTTGTAAAAATTTTATTATTTTTTCATCTTTTTTAGTCATTTTTCTAATTTCCCAAGATCAACATCTTCAAATTCGTAAATTTTATAGTCATTTTCTTTATACCAATTAATAGAGGTATATCCATTATCATTACTGTAGCAAGTATTTTCTCTTTTATCATACCAATAGTTATTACCGATATAACTATCGTCGTCACACCATTTTTTACCTATTTTGTTAAAAGCTCTTAATAATTTATTAGCTTTTTCTTCGGTGTCACAATGTATTGCTAATTTTTCTTTTGAATTCCAAAATTCTTTAAGTGTTATTTTTTTAAAAGGTTTAATAACAAAACTTAAGTATTCTTTTTCTTCTTTATCTAAAATATCAGGGATTTCAATTTCAACTTCTTGGTCTAAAAATTTATCACTATATAAATCTTTATGGTAAATCCATAATTCTTTATAACTTGATTTAAGACAATTTACCCATTTAAATATACATTCATCACAACTTTGCATAGTTTTAAATTTGCATAATGAGTTTCTATTTGCATCCCATTGTTCTTTTGTCATATCTCTTAATTTAATTTTCTTTTTCATTTTTTTAAATCCTTCCTTCTTATCCATCTATTATCACACACTATCATTATCAAATTATCATTAATTGAAAAATGCTCATATACTTTAAAATCCATTAAATTGTTTTTTTTAGTAAAATCAATAGCTTTATCGATTGAGCCAACAAAACGATATGAATCACAATCTTTTTTTATATCAGCAAATTCAATACATAATTTTTTAGAATTATTAGTATTTAACGATTCAAGTAAATCAATAATTTTCATATTTCTATCTCTTTTTATATTTTTAAAATTTTATTAATTTCTAAAAAGCTATGACAAATATAATATGTTCCATTTTTATATTTTCTAATTCCTATTTCAAATTCTTCAAATGTTTCACTTTCTAATAAATCTAAATAATACCACATAAATGCATCATAAAATGCTACAGTTAATACAGAAACATGACCACAACCTTCAGCTTCGTATAATCCTACACATACTTTATTAGCTTTAACAATCTTGTAAACTTTGATTTTACTAATTGTAAATCCTAATTCATTTGCTGTTTTTAATAATGCATCAATATATTTTATAGTAGTTGGTGTTAAAATTTTCTTATTTTTATTCATTCTTAATCTCCTTATAAATTATATAAAATTCCTAAAATCTCATCAATGTATATGTATTCTTCTAAAGCCTGGTTGTATTTTTCAGTATCGTCATTTAAATTTGCTATACATTGAGTTTCAAATATTTGATTTTGTTTTTCTTGAAGTATTTCAATTAGTTTTATTATTTTTATATCTTCTATTCCCATATATTCTACCCTATATTCAAAAGATTTTTAACCGATTCTTTAGTTGGACAAATAATATAATCTCCGTCTTTAAATTGTTTAATATTCATTTTAATACCTCTAATATCGATATAATCTAAAAAGTAGTACATAACATCGTCATTAAATTTTGCACCTGCTACTGGCACCGCTCCGTCGCTATCATTTTCCGATTTTACTAAAACGACTATTTCATTAGTTTTTTGCCCTTTACCAATTTTAATAAATTTAGCTTTATATTCTTTTAATGCTACGGAATCTAATAATTCATTAATTGTATGTTTAACATTAGGTGTTATTACATTTATCATTTTATTTGCATTTAAAGCAATTAATGAATTTCCACAAGTAATTCTGTCTTTATCTTCTTCTTTTGAAGGTATAAATACAATTACGTCCCATCCGTCTTTTACAAGAGGTTGTTCAAATTTTTCATAAACATCAAAATTATTAACAATTTCATATCCTTCGTTTACAGCTTCTACTGTTTCATGAATAGGTGTAATTTTAACAATACATTTTCTTTTATCAAAGTATTTATTCATTAAATCAACATCTAAATTGCTTTTAGAAGTAACAGCAAAATTTAAAGTATATTTACGTTTTTTAGGCATTGGAAGTATATCTATAATTTCTCCAATTTCTTTTAAACTCAATGAATATCCTCTAAACATTTCGTTTCTTTCTTCTTCATCTAATGTGTTAATAGAAAATTGAAGCCCAAAGCCATCTTCTCCACCATATTTAAATCCAGTTTCTACCCACTTAAATAAAAAATCTTTTAAATATTTATTTGTTTTAGGCATCATTGTTGAAACAACTGGATGATAAGTATTGAAATGAATATCGCTATCTGTATCATTTAGCATTTGTGCTATTAATTTAGCTGATGTAATAACATTTGGATTAAATGTTGGTTCACCCATTCTTGCATAATGTACATTTAATCTTTCACCATTTTTTACACCAGATAAAGCAATGCTTGTTGTAATTTCCATCATTAACTCTGATAATGTTGCATTACCTTTAAAACCTAATTTATGACAATCACAAAAATTACAACACATCGGACATCCCCTTTGAGAAGAAACAGTAACAACTAATTTTTCTTTAAGATTAACGGGAATATTTTCAACTTTTTCAATACGTTTTTTATAACCTAAAAAATCCGCTTTAATATTGTTTTCTTTTCCATAATCTCCAATATATAAATATTCTAATGATAAATCAGTATCTGATACAATTTTACCAGTATGTGTATTTGTAATTAATCTCATTTTTTTATCTCCTCTTTTGTCAATGCCCAAGTTAACTTGTAATCAGAAACTCTTACAGACTTATTCCAGTGATACCCATTGATAGCTTCATCGAGAAAGCAATTTAGAACCATATAGAATGGTGCGTAGCCAACCTCCAATGTGTGAATGCGGTATTTGTAAATTCCTTTTGGGTATGAATTGTTATCTGAATTGATTGCATAAATCTCGCCATAGAAACAATCATCATATTTCACTGCAGTCATTGCCTTGAACAATGTAATCAAATCAATGCCAAGTTCTTGCTCAATATCTTCTAATTGACCTAACTTATCTATTGCATTATGTATCATAACATCATCTTTTATTTGATATTTACCTTCATTGATAAGATGTGATGTTTTCAAATCAAAACCTAAAGATTCGCATATTTCCTTTTCTATTTCTTTTTGATTTTTCTTTTTTGTTAGTCTATTCTCATATTCAAAATGTTTCATTATTATTTTTCCTTTCATATAATTTATTTATAAATATATTTCCAAATATTTTCACTTATACATTTATGCGATGTTAACTCATTTAAAGTATTTACTTGTTCTTGAGTTATTTTACTAGGTGCATAAGCATAACTATACCATAACATTATTAAATGACATTTTTCACAAATATATTCTATTGAAAGCTCTTTAGATAAATTATTTAAATCTTCATCGCTTAAATTAAATTCTCTTTTAAAAATCTCAATAGCTTTTCTTTCGTGCGAAGGAACCGCATATTCTACTTCTCCATTAGGTAAAACAATTACTTCACAATAATTTATGAAATGTTTTGAATGTGTTTCTACATCAAATTTACTATGTAAAATTTCAATATCTGTTTTACTCATTTTATAACATCTCCTTTAAAACTTTTTTTCTAACTTCAATAGTCTTATCACCATTTAAAATTTTGCATAACCATTCAGATTGAACACTAATCAAAATATACTCATTACCAAATCTATCATATACTTTCATCATATTCTGCGGAGCTTTCAAAACTTGTTTAAAGCCAGATGGTTCTTTGTATATGTAGTTTTTTTCAAAAGTTAATGGTGGATTTAATTCTTTTAAATTACTAATATGTAAAGCATAACCTTTTTGATTTATAAGATAATCATTTAATTCATTATCGGATAAACAACTTTTATCTAATAATTCATCATGGTTTAATGTAGGAGTGTCAAGTAAACAAACGCTACAATAATAATAAAAAGGATATTCGCTTAAGCTAATTTCTTCAGTTTCAACTTCACATTGAGCAACAATTTTACCATTTAAAGGCAATCCATAACAATGAGGGTCTTTTTTATAATGAATATAATATATAGGTTCATTTTCAAGTGGGAAATCATCTTTAACTAAATAAGGTTGCTTTTTTGTACAATATAATAATGCTTTTACTTTTTTCATTTTATCAATTCCTTTCTTTTCCATAATTTTCTCCTTAAATATTAAATTCAAACATAATATAATCTTGTGGAATGTAAATTATATTATAGTCATTCCATTCACCTTTATTTTTATTTTGTGTTAATGTAGGTGTCTCATATTTACTTTCTTCTAATACTTTTATATAGGTTCTTGAAGTTTCTACTTTTTTAAGTTTATAGCCCTTATCATTTTGAGTATAAAAGAAGTAATACGCTTCTGTATCAATATGACCATTACCTAGGCAAAAACTTCCTGATACTCCTACTTCATCTTTTAACGATTTTATTTCACAAATAACATTTTCGTATTCTTTATTATTATGTACAATTTCTAGTGGAATACTAATACCCAATGATAAAGTTATTAGTGATATAAAAATAATTATTGGTTTCCAAAGAATGATATGGTCATAATAACGATAAAATATATCAAATCCATTAAAAAAATTATCCAAAATTAAGCAAAGTAGTAAACCTACTATACTACTAATTATAATACATAAAATAATTGTGGCAATTATTGCTCTTGTTAATGTCATTTTTTTAATTCCTTTCTTCTGACGCTTTAAAATTATAAATTGGTTTAATAATATTTGTTATTGTAATAGTTGGTTTTACTGCCTCTATAATCAAGCTAGCGTCTTTATAAGCCATAGGAGATTCATCAATAGTAGATAAATCAGCTGTTGTTGTATAAATTCCATTCATTGCTTTTTTAAAATCGTCAAGCTTTAATTCTCTTCTTGCTTCATTTCTTGATAAGATTCTACCAGCCCCATGTGGTGCTGAGCAATTCCAATCTTTATTTCCTTTACCAAAGCCTAATATACAACCATCTCTCATATTTAGTGGAATAATTACAGGCTCGTTTTTTCTAGCTAAAATAGCACCTTTTCTAATAATATTGTCTTCAAAACTAATAAAGTTATGAACAGATTCAAATGAATCTTTAGGTTTTATATTCAAGTAAGCAAGGATTTTGTCAGCAATAAGCATTCTATTTTCTCTTGCATATTCTTGACATATATACATATCGTGTAAATATTCGTTCATTCTTAAACCAGTTAAATATTTTTTAGGTGGTTTAGGTTTAAAATTTTTTAAAGTAGATTCTATTTCAGTAAATCTACCTTCTTTTTTTAGTTTTTTTATTATTTTAAGTTTTTGCTCTTTTATATTATCCGCTTGATTATCTATAAAAGATTGATAATATTTACAAACTTGAAATCCTAAATTTCTTGAACCAGTATGAATAACTAAATATTTGTGATTATTTTCATCAATATCTATTTCAATAAAATGATTTCCACCACCTAAAGTTCCTAAAGATAAAGGAAATAAATTTTGATTTCTTATGTTTTTATAACATATTAAATTTTCATATTCTTTAAAATTAGTTTCTATTGGCTCATTGTATACATTTCTTCCAGCAGGAATATTGTTTTTTATAAAATTGTCTAATCCTTCTAAATCAATATCAATATCTCCTAAACAAGCACAATAAACTCCACATCCGATATCTACTCCTATTGTATTTGGAATAATTTTATCGGTATAAGTTGAAGTAAATCCAATTACACATTCATCTCCAGCGTGTGCATCAGGCATAATTCTAATTTTTCTACCTTTGAATGTTTCAGATGAAGCTATTTCATTAATTTGTTCAATAGTTTGTTTGTCAATTTGTTTTGCATATATTTTCATTTTTGTTTTCTCCTTTCATAAAACATATTAAAGTATAATTATCTATTTGTCAATAATAAAATAAAAAAGTTTAACATTTGGTAATGCTAAACTCATTTTATTAATGTTGTTTAAAGTTTTTCCATCTTCTTAAAGAAGCTAACAATGGTGTTCTACCATATTCAGAAGCTGTCAAGACATGGTCGTTTCCGTCAGCTCTTGCTTCACCTTTTTTGCCCTTCTTTGCATTTTTTATTTCTCTAATCAAATTAGGGCATCTATCGGAAATAATATAATCACCATAAGCCATCATTAATCTATCAAAGTCAACACGAGATTGAATAGATATTTTTGTTGAAGGGAAAACTCTAGCGTTAAATATTCCATATTCTTCAATCTTTGCTTGAAGCATTTGTCTTGAACCAATATCAGCACTATCAACATAAATATTAATTGTACCAACCATTAATCCAGTTCCAGATTGACTATACAAGTTAATCCATTTTAACAAATATTGTATCAAGGCGTCTATTTGTTGAGGAAGTCCTAGATTTTCTCTATTATCGGTGTTAGACATATTATCATTAGGATTGTTACTATGGAAGTATTCATCAATAACAACCATTTTATTAAAGTCGCTTGAGATTGCGTTTAGTGTCATAGTAGTAGCAGCTCTTACTTTTATATTAGGGTCTTCACCTTTTCGAACTGTTTTTACATGTCCAGCTCCGTCACTATAGCCAGTATCGATACCTATTGAGAAGTCATAAAATTTCATTTTAGGACGGCCATACATATCATTTCCTATAATATTTTGAATATTAGTTACTAAACTATCATTAAACTCTGGGTAAACTGCTCCAGTTGTATTTCCAAACATTCCAAGATATTCAACTTTATATATTTCAGGAGCTTTTCTTTTCATTTCCATAGCAGAGACATCATAATTTTCTTTATCTCTAAATTCATTAATCTTATAAGTAGATTTATGCAAATATAAGCCTCTACCGAATGGCCCGATAAAATCAGGGTCATAATAATCTGCATAAGTTACATCTGGCCTATCTAAGTAATTGTAATCATCTTCTAATCTTCCTTTAAAAAATTCTTCATTAATCCAAGAATCTCCGTCCCATGCATTAAAACATAGTGTAATTTGGAAAAATAATCCGTCAGGTAATTTGCCACGCATTGAGCCATCAACTTTACGAAAATCTGCATAGCTATCCATTTCAAATGCTTCGTCAATATAAGTATCAGTAAAATAGCCATGTGCAAATGTAATACCATTTAATCCAGTAGGATTGTTTAATCCTCTAAAGATAATTAATTGTCCTGTTGGTATATACTCTATTTGTAACGGGTTTTTAGATATTCTAAATATATTTTCTAAACCTAAATCAAATATACATCCACAAATATTTTCAAATGTAGATTGTCTATTATCACTATCATTTTGTCTTGCAATTAATACATTTCTTCTTTCGTCCGATAGTATTTTAAATATAGGTTCATATCCTATAATATTTTTTGATTTTTTTGTTGAACGTGCTCCACAAAATAATCTATATCTTGCATGACAATTAGTAAACCATGCTCGATTATAACCACCACCTATTGTTTTAGCAATAGATAGATATTTCTTCCCGTTTTTTTCAATAAAGTTATCAGTTCTCATCGCTTACTGATATCTCTTCTATTAAATCCTTTTCTTTTAAAAACTTTATCTCTTCACCACAATACTTATCTAAAATATCAGCATTGTAATAAGTTGCTATAAAAAATGGGTCAGCTGGTTTGAATCCAAGCCATTTATCTTCAGCAAGATTGATTTGGATTCTCCAACTTGTCAATAACATTTCATAATTTTTATCTTGCTTAGGTTCTCCATTTTGAATTTTAAGCCCTATTTTATTATAATCTTTTTTATGTGCTTTATAATAAACGTCTTGCCAATCTTTGTTATTATAATAATTCTTTTTCATAATCATTACAGGTTCACTATCAATATCAATAACTTGAACTTTATAAATTATTAATGTACCAACAAAGATTTCATAGCCTATTTCACCAAATACATTAAAATCTACATTATCTTTAACTTTATATACTCTATTTTCCATATAAAAAATAATTTACTATCTCCTCTTCTGATTTAAGTAATTTGTTTTCTTTTCTTCCAAATACTAAAATTGGTTTTCCATTTCTTCTAAATTTTTCTAATGCAAAATTCATTTCGTCATGGATCCTACCAAGCATTCTACCACCACACATTAACTTATACATTAAAATCTCCTTTTTAAAGCTCTTCTTCTATCGTCATATCGCTTTATGCAATAAGGAATTTCTATATCTACATAATCATAAACAATAGGCTCTTTTTTATTTTCTAAATATCTTTCTATTCTTCCTGCACATTGAATCACCATAGCTGGGTCTTTAAAAGGTGTAGTTAAATGAAGTGTATCAAGCTCTTTTATACTAACTCCTTCTTTTAACAATGAATAGGTTGCAACTAAAACATCCCACTCGACCTCTTGATTTAGAATTTGCTTTCTTTTTTTAGCCGTTACTCGTCCAACACATAAAACTGCTTTTATTCCCCTTTCTTGTAGTTTTTCTACTAAATACTCACAGTGTGATATTCTACTTGATAACACAACTTGCTTTCTTCCTTCATTATAGCATTTTTCAATATTGTTTAAAATAATATCATTTCTTTTTGAATTACCAGATAATTTATCAATTAATTGATTATATATCATCATGCCCGATTCATCATATAATTCGTTTATTTCATCTACGGAATAATTCATATTAATATCATATCGATAATGAGTTGCAACAATAGTTTTTACCCTACTTTTATCAACTTTGAATGTATCTTTAAATTCTCCGTCTTTTGATAAACTAATTAAAGCATACATAGACTTTATCATTCCGTCAGACCTATAAGGTGTAGCAGTTAAGCCAAATTTATATCTAGCTGGTATATTTTCAATTATTTTTTGAAACATTTGCATTTGAGTATCACTTCCAGCAACATGTGCGCATTCATCACAAATTACAACGTCAAATTCATTCTTATATAATTCAGGGTTAACATTTACCATAGTTTGAATAGTAGATATTGTTACATCTTCACCTATTTCTAAATTTCCTTGTGTTGTAAGACCTATTTTGATATTAGGATATAATTCTTCCATATCTTTTTTTGCTTGTCTTAATAAATCTCCTGTATGACATAACCATAATGCTTTTTTCCCAATGCGTCTAATAATTTCAGTTCCCATATAAGTTTTACCACTACCAGCAGGACTAACTAATACACCACTTTTTGCATTAACCATATATTGTATTGCTTCTTCTTGATAATCATAAAATTGAATTGTAGAAGTTTCATTTTTTATACTAATATCAGAATTGTTATTAAATTCTAATGTATATTTATCGTTTCTTATAAGTTTCCATATAGCGGTTAAAACTCCATAAGGTAAAATTAGTTTTCCATATCTTGATGAGAATAAATTTAATTTTTCAGGAATATGATATCTTCTAATATTTTCTTCTTTACCTAATCTTTGCATCAAAACATATTTTGGATTATTAACAACCAAATTATTGTTGCACCATTCTAATACTTCATTGCTAGGATTATCTATAATGATTTTATTTGAAATAATTGTATTCATATTCTTTTATTGTCCTTTCTAAGTCTTGTAAATCATTTATTTTGACTGATTTAGCGCCGTTTTCTTTTAATTTGATAAATTGTTCATAACTTAGGAAAAATAGCTTAGAATCGTCTCTTTCCCACTTTATAACAAAGCCTTCATTAGTTATGTTAGAAAAAGTTCTTGCATAATTCATAGAAGTTTCTTGATTAGGTTCTATTCTTGTAAAAGGGAAGGAAGCTTTATCACTTTCTAAATGTTTAGCATCAACAAACCAAGATACATTGTTTTTAGACGCTATTATATCAAATGGTTGTCCACCGATTTTTTTAGGGATTATAAAAGCCCAATAGCCTAAACCCCTAAAAAAATTTGCAATTTCTTTTTCTGTAGAATCGCCCAACTTTAATTGTTTTTTTCCCATAATAACACCTATAAATTATAATTTATTAATTTTGAATTATCTTTATCAACTGATATACCTGTATAGTATTGTTTGCCACCAATAATAGTAATTAAATAGCCCTTTTTAACCATTTCTTCTTTGAATTTACTTTCTTTATGTTTAAATTCATTAGTATATTTTGTCCATAGACAATAATTTGTATATAAAGTTTTTGTTGATATAGTAAAATTTTTACCAATTAAGCATTCGTCGTCTATAAATTTTGCAACTACATCACTATTTTTTCTATAACTAGCTATTGTATTTTCTAAACATTCAGGCATTATTAAACCTTCTTTTTGCCATTTTAAAGCGCCTTTTATCATCCATCCTAAAACTTTATCACTTTCTTTTCTAAGTTTTTCAGGCATGTCCTTATCTTTCTTTTCTTTACTAAATTTATTAATAAAAGGGAATTCAAAGATTCTTCGCCAAATACCATCGTCAGTACCTCTAATAAAAGGTTTGTTATTAGTAGACATCCATAATTTAAACTTAGGCGAATAAGAAAACTCATTTCCATATTTAAATTGAGCCGATATTTTATCACTACCTGTAATAGATTTAACAAAAGCTTCAGCTAATTGTCCACCTTCGTCAGTTTCTCCAGTTTCAAGGAATCTAGTATATTGTAATTTTGCTAAAGTATATATTGCAGTACTATTTCCATTCTTTTGTTGCATTAAAATTTCACTTCTAATGTTGTCTGAGTAAGTACCTAATATATAAGAAATAAACTCAGTTAAAGTAGATTTACCATTAGACCCACTACCATATAACAAGAATAATACTTGTTCTTTAGTTGAGCCTGTTAAAGAATAACCCAATGCAACTTGTAATGTGTCGATAATATCTTTAGTTTCTTTTTCTTTGCCTTCACCTTGATCAAATATACTATCTAAGAATTTTAACCATTGTGTAGGTTCTTCATAACTTACACCACAATTTGTTTTTTGAGTAATTAATTTTTTTTGGTCATAAGGAATAATATCGCCTGTCCTTAAATCAACAATTCCATTTTCAGTATTTAATAAATAATCATTTTGATTGAAACAATCATTTTTGATTGGAATAGATTTAACCGCTTTAAATTCGCTTATCATAGCATCTTTTCCAGCTTTATTAGATATTCTAGTAATATTTTTATTTGCACTATCTAAAACGCCTTGATAAAACTTTGCTTCTGCTGTTTCACCTTCTTTTGTTTTATCTTGAATAACCTTTGTTATTGATTTTGCTTCTTCTTTTAGTACATCAATTAATTTAGTCGCATATTTTCTTAGAATCGGTGAATCATTACCATCAGCTAACCAAACTTTACCCGTCCAAAACATAGTAGTTTTATCTGTAGTGTTATAATGAAATAAATCACCAAAGTAATCAAATAGTCTTTCAGCATTCCCAGTATCAGTATAAGTATAATTTTTATAATTATTTTCTTTGATTCTAAAAATAGGTTCGTTGTTTTCGTCTAAATTCATTAAAGGTTTGTTTAAATCTACAACTTCGCCATTATCATCAACTTCAATATTTTTTTCAATATAACCCTTAGGTTCTTCTTTTTTATATTTTACATACCCTTTACTACCGATTAAATTACAAGCATTGTTAATAACAATTTCACCATAAGAGTTTGCTCCCCTTTTTTCATCCCATTTATCTCTCATTAAAGCGCTTGTTCTAAAGATTCTATCGATTTGAGCTTTATCTCCATTACACCAAAATGCTAACATACAAACTAAAGCACCATCGGCATCACTATGATTTTGCTTTCCATTTACATTTATATCACCATCATGATAATACCTATAAAACTCCCCACCTTGCTTACTATTTAAAATAGTATCAATAATTTCTTGGTCGTTTAAAGTTATTATTTCTCTATTAGTGTTAATATATGTTTTTTGAGGTTCATTTTCTTGTTGTAATTTATCAGCAACATATTTGTCCCATAATGGAATGATTTCATTTTCACAATTTTTTATCGGAACATTTTTTATAGCATTACCTGTAAAAGCAAAAAATCTATTTGTATCGTATGTTTCTACTCCCTTTTTTCTTCTTCTACCTTCAGGAAGTTTTCCTTCACATATAATATGTATACCATTACCACTTTGAGAATATTCTGTGTAAGAATTTAAAGAATTAATAAACTCATTACATAGTTCATCAAATTCATTTTCTGGATAATCAAGAGTTCCATCTTCATTTATATGATTGTCTAAATCAATTCCAAATATTCCATTACCTAAAACAAATCCTATACCATGCATGTTATATTTAAAACAGCCGTTTATAGCAATGTTAAATGATGACCAAGTCATTTCATCATTAACCCTTGCTAATTTGCCTGTGATAGCGTTATATGGTCTTTTAGTAGTCTTATTAGGTTGGTCGGTTAATGTTTCAACTTTGAAACAAACCCACCTTTTCATTGTTTTTAATTCATTAGGAATTAATTTATATTTTTCAGTCAATTCCTCAGTTGTCATTCATACACCTCCTATTTTTTTGATTATTAAAGGCACTTTTTAGGGTGCCTAATAATTAATAAACTTTAGTTTATATTTTACTAAAAAGGAAGGTCATCATCGTCAACTGCAAGTGAGCTAGTATTTTGTTCATATACAACTGTATTTCCAGTAAATGCAGAATTTGCGATATATCTTGTAACTACATTTTTAGGATTTGAATGATATTCATTTGGTTCTTCAACTGAGATTTCAACTTGCATAGTTAATCCATTTAAAAATTGAATAAGCTCATCATTATCTTCAAAAGTCATTTTTACATCAGGGCCTTGTGTTAATAAAATTGCTTTAATTTTATAAATTGCATATTGATCTGTGTAAGTTTTATCTTTATATACATTATCAAAAACTAAACGATTAACAACTTTTTTGTCTTGATTAGAATCATCTAATTTTAAAGTGAGTGCTAAATATTTAGTTTTGTTATCTTTCTTTAATTTTTCTTCTCCAGACAATGTTACTTTATAAGTTCCAGCTGGAATAGGTTCATAAGTTTTTTTATCTTCTACATTATAATTATACATTTTTGTTTTCTCCTTTACTTAATAATATATCCGTTATTTTTTAATGTTTCAATAAATTCTTCTTTAGCTAAGCATAATTGCTTTACGCTTTTTGTATATGAAATATAAAGTCTATTAATATTAGAAATAGTTTTATTTTCATATGGTTGCTCTTTTACAAAATCTAAAGCTTTATTTCTTATAGATTGTAAAATAGAAGGTTCATTATTGTTATTATGTTCAACTTTATTTCCTTCAGGTAATAAACTATCAATAAATCTTCTAGCTTCATTTTTAGAATTAAAGAATGAGTATAAATATGCTAATGAAAATCCTACATAAGGGTCGTATTCATCTTCATCCGATAATTTTGCTTTAGATGATTTACCATTTTTAAATAAGATTACAAATGTTTTTTTATCTTCGTTATATATGACTTTTCTTACATCATATAATGTAGTTAAACAAACCATTCTACTATATTCGGCAATATTAGGCATTATTTTTGTCTCCTTCTGTTGATTCTTCTTTAGCTTGATTGTGTTTTTCTAAACATTCTTTTGAGCATAAAGCAACACCATATTTTTGAGTTGAAGCTCTATAAGTTTTTTCGTCAATTACTTTACCACATTCAAAGCATGTATATACCTTTTCTTCAGGGATTTGTCTTTTGATTCTTAAACAATCGACAGTACCTTGTCTTGTACTTGTTGTAGTAACATAAATTGTTACTTTTTTACCAACCCATTTATCAACGTCTCCAGTTCCATAAATAGCTTGAATAATTTTGCAATTAGTTGCATTTAAAATCATAGGTTTAATTTCTACTTTATCAACTGTACCTTTTTCAGCAAAATATGCAACGATACGTTTTGATTTAATACCACCTGTTGCAGTTACTTCTTCAGTATTAAATTTATCAAATGTTAAAGTAATTTCTTTTTCGCCTTTTACTTCTTCAAATGAATATGAACCTAAATATTTATAATCTTCGTCCATCATTGTTTTCCAATGTGCCATAATTTATTCCTCTCTTTCTAATGCAGGGTCGCAACTTTCAACACCATTATCTCTAAGTTGGTCTCCATCCATACCACATAAATCATATGTTAATACTCTAGCTTTTTTTGTCTTTCTACAATATTCACATCTTTCGCATCTATTTGGTTTAATTTCGCCATTTAAGATTTTCTTGATTCTAGGTAAATAATTTTTTACATTTTCTAAAGCTTCATCTAATTTATCTTGTGTTATTTGATAAATACCAATATCGGAAGGTTTTTCTTTAGTAACACAAGCTAAATAGCAAGGTAATAATTTGCCTGTATTTTGTCTTACAATTTCTTGGAAAATTGCCATTTCTATATCATAATGAAATGCAGTGATAAAACTTTCTTTTCCAAATTTAGTCCATACTGGGTCAAAATCTTTCATGACTTTTAAGTCAACAATTCTTTCTCCGTTGTATACGTCCATTTTAATTTTGAATGGTATTTCATCGATTGTTCCTGTCATAATGACTTGTTTTTCACCTGTCATATAATCACAGAATGTCTCGTCGGATTCGATTCTTTTAATAATATCTTCAGCCATACAAAAATCGGCTTTTAAAGCACCCGTTCTTACATTGAAAATATCAGGATGAGTTTCTTTAAATTCGGTTAATTCATTACTAAAATAAGCGTCTACATAGCTTCCAACTAATTGTGCAGTTGAAGGTGTAGGGTAAAATTGAGCAGCAGCTGCTGCTTCACAATTCATATATCTACTAACTCTTGAATAAGAGAAAAAACCATGATTAGTAGCATAATTTTCTTTTGTTATTTCTTCCATTTTTATTTGTTTTCCTTTCATTTTTTTACATCGGCAATATAATCCGCTAATTTTTGCATATCGTCATTGCTAATTAAATCTAACATATTAATAGCGTAAAATTGTGGATTATGTAGGATGTTACCATTATCGTCTAGATACAATATTACATCAGGTACATTATATGTAACTCTTATAAAATCATTTCCGTTACTATCAACACTTTTTACAATATTTTTTACCGATAATGATACATTACTTGTAAGTTTTTTTAATTCATCGTATTTTTTTGCTTTTGAAAGATTTTCTTTGGTTGAATTAGCAACCATTAATTTTATATCTTTTATATCTCTAATAAATCCCATAAACTTTTTATACTTTGATTAAATTTTAAAACTATCCTTAATTTGATTAAGTACACTAATTAAATAATTGCATTCATCTTCATTTTTAGGTTCAATAAAGAAATTGTCAGTACCATATAATGCAATAGGTGAAATTTTATATAATTTACAAAGCATTTCTTCTTTTCTCTTTGGTAATTTTTTAAAATTTTCACTTTCATATGTAACAATAGTTGTTCTTGAAACACCTAAATATTTTGCAATATCGCCTTGTGTATAATGAAATTTATCTCTTAAATTTTTTAAATTTTTCATTTTTGTGCTCCTTTCGTAAATGATAGTAGCATAAAACAAAATGATGTGTCAATAGTATTCTTTAAAATTGTTAAGATTTTGCCAAATGAATATTAATACCAACTTGGAAATCTAGGAATATTACATACAGAATGATTATATAATCCGCCTATTTTTAATTGATTAATTGCTAATTGGCTTATAGAAATTGAATATATTTTTTCTCTATCTAAAAGTTGCAATTTTTCAGGGTCATAGCCAGAATCAGTCCATATTTCACTATTTCTTAATACATATAAAGCTTGTTCTATAATTGCTTTTTGTAAGCATTCTTTAGCCCAGCTAGGTAAATTATCCCAGTGAAAGTTTCTAAATGTCTCAGCGTCAATCCAGCTTGTTAATCTTTCTTCTACTTGAAAAAGAAATTTATCAGCAACTGTTGAAACACTGTTATCAACTTTTAAAGCTCCGTTTAAATTTATACCAGTATAATTTTCAAAATCAGAAGGTGTTACGAATCTAGGTGTAGTTCTCATATATAAATTCTCCTTAGTAATAATATTATACAACAAAAAAAGACTATTAGTGTAGTCTAATAATCTTTTTAGGGGGGGTAATTAATCTTCCATAATAAAAGTATATAAATATTCACATACTTTTTCGCTACCCTTGACAATACTATCTTTATCAGTCATAAAGTTTATTGCCATTCTAATAAATATAGTAGGGTCAGTAATAATATCGCCGTAATCACTTACATTTGCAAGATAAATTGCGTATAATTCTTCTTCGGAATAATCATTAAAATTTGCCCCAATTGTTTTTGCATGTTGAATAACTTGTTCAATTGACATGCCAAATTTATCGTCTTTTTTCAATGAATCAATCCAATCGTGTAAATCTTCCATATATTCATTATCTTGATAATCTTCTTGATAATCCATACGATAATTATCTCTATAGTTGTCATCATAATCATCTTGATAATGTGGACGTCTCATTTCACCATAAGCTCTAAACTCTACTGGTCTTTCACGATATGGTCTAGCTCTTGATTCCATTCTTCTTTCTCTACCATAACCAAATTGGTGTTGTTTTCTTTCACTATGTCTTCTTCTCATAATAACACCTATAATACTTTCTCTACATTAAATACAACGCTTGTAAATGTTGCTTCTACGCCTGTATTTGTAAGTGTTAATGTTTTAGCTAATGTAGAACGAATACCAAATTCACATCCCGTTGTAACAATTATAAAATAATCAATAACAAAGGTTCTTTGTTCCGTTGTAGCAGTTGTAATTGTTTGAGACGATAAAGCATTTGGAATTGCAACTCCATTTTCATTTAATTGAACAATTAAATCACCTGCTGTAGTTCCAGATCCAACTAAAGTTGCAGTTATATGATACATACCTTGTTGATTTAATCTTACTGAATTTTGATCAGCTGTAAAAATTGGTGTGCAATTATATTTTTTACAATATCTTCTATATACACTTCCTAATGCAATATTGCCATCTGCCGATACTGTTTGGGAAGCTATGTTTTTTAAACCTAATAAATACATTTTTCTTTTCTCCTTTATTAATTAAAAAGGTATAGTATCGATTAAATACTATACCTAATATTCTAGGATAATTAATCCTTCTATGTTAGGATAGTTAATCCTCGTTATAGTTTAAATTTAAACTATTGAATTGATGTGCCATTGCAACCAGCTGGGAAGCCACATGTTGATTGATATGGTGAACATGTAATATAAGCTGGTTTAGCAATAGGTCTTAATTCATTAACTGCATTATTAATACTTGCATTAATCATTGCAGTTTGTGCATTTTGAGATAATTGACCTTGAGCAATAGTTAATTCTCTATTCAAAGTTTCAATCTTATCTTTAGTTAAGTGGTCAATAATACGTTGTGTATCTTCACGACCTGCTTGAATAATATCGCAAGTGTTTTTTGCCATGTTATAGTTTACACTATCGATGTTGCGGTTTGTTGTACAGCAACAATCAGCTAATTGTGAACTTAAACCAGCTATTGCACTTCTTGTATCATAGCCAGTTTGCATAACTGCTTTATCAACTCCATTAAATCCATTTAATAAACTTGTGTTCATTGCGTAAAAGCCGTCACATAAGCCATTTTGAATATAACGAGCTTGAGATGTTAAATTACCAAAGCCGTCGGAAAGTTGACGTTGAATAGTTGCGAAATCTGAAGCAAGTGTGTAGCCTTCTGCTAAGGCACCTTGATTTCTATTACCAAAACCATATCCACCATAACCGAATAATACGATTAAGATGATAATCCACCATGCACCATTTCCACCCCAATCATTATTAGATGAACCTAAATTGACTGGGCTATCTGTTTCTAAATATGCCATTTTCTTTTTCTCCTTATATATACCAAAAATTTATTGTAGCTAGCATTTTAACAAATTTTTTGATATTACCTTAAATTAATTCCGTTTTGGTTCATAAAACCTAAAACTTGATTTAAATCTATATTGTTTTGTTTAGCGTATTGCTTTACAAATTGTTCTGGACTCATTCCACTTTGTTGCATTTGATTTAATATAAATTTTGCATTTGGATTTTGATTCATTAAAGTTTGAATCATTGCTTGAGGATTATTTTTATATTGCATGATCCCCATAAGCATTTGTAAAGGATTATTCATTTACTTTTGCCCCCTTTATTGCTTCACTTAAATCATTAATAGCTTTATTAATTTTAGCTTCTAATTCTTCTATATCAGCCTTAGTAACATAATTTTTAGGCTTTTCTTCTTTTATTATTTTGCCTTCTTCATCCATATTAACTTCTTTTAATTCATAACATTTTAGTGTGCATCTTCCTTCATAATTTGCTTTTTTCTCATAAAGCATATTACTATCACTATCACGCATGTATACTGTAGTATTAGGTTGATTAATAACAAATGATTTAGCACCTATCAATCCATTTACAAACACTAATGGTAAAGCATTCATAGGTTGTTGTTGTATAGGTTGAGGTGAATAATCAATTTGTTGTCTAGGATATGTGTTATTATAACCATAACCATAGCTACTTTGATAAGGTGGGTAATTATTATAATTAGTCATAAATTTTTTCTCCTTTTACGGGATTATTGTAAGCCCTTACTTATAATATTTTTAGTGTAAATTTAGTGCAAAAAAAAAAGAGTTGACTTAATCATCAGCTCTTTTTATAAATTCTTTAATTCTTCTTACTACAGTTGAATTATCTACGTCTAAAATATCAACTACATCTTCTAATTTGTTTGATAGATATAAATATACAGTTTCCGATACTTTAGTCGATAATCCATTTTTTAAGCAAACACTTTCTATATGTTCCTCAGTTAAATTTCCGTCCAATATTTTTATAATCTTATTTCTATTCTTGACTTTTTTATCTTTTAAATACAATAAATCAAAATAATTTCTAACATGATAAGATATAAATGTTATAAAGTATGGAATCAATACCACAGAAACAATAGTTATTTTTACACTATATGAAAACTTAATAACAAAATAAAATATAATTATTGAGTATATAGAGCAAATAAATAATGACCTTGCGTGAAATTGCTTTTCATATTTTGCCCTAAAAAGAAGAAATAGAGATAATATTGTAATTATCTCTATTAGACGATTGTTAAACCAACCTATGAATAAAATAATTGATATATCAAGAATCGATAGCAATGTATATGCTACTTTAATTCTTTTTACCTTCCAAATATTCCATATTTTTGACAAAGATTTCTTTAGCGGTTTCTTCATCTATTTTATAGACTTCCATAAGTTGCTTTACTTTTATTTCGTCTTCTTCTCCAAAAAAGAATGCACCCCATCTACCCATTTTGATTCACCCCCTTTCTCTCTTTTAACATATATAAATAATGTAAAACTAGCATAATATAATAATCTATTGATAAAATAAAAGCTATCAAGCTATTATTTCCTAATGTATCAGATACTACTAAACTTTTTAATATTAATGATACACTTTGATAAACTAACATTGCAATGATACTAATAAATATTATTGCTACTCTTACTTTAGTTATTTTTTCTTTTAATATAAATATTAAAATATAAAACGGCAATCCAATAAGAATAGTTAAATCTATTAAAACCGATATTATAGGATTTAAATATATAAATTGTTTTATGATTCCGCAAGTTAATGTTGATAAGAATATACCTATACTTAATTTACTTTTTATTCTTATTTGTAATTGAGATAAAACTACCAAACTATTAGAAATCATGTACATAATAGGATAAATTATATAAGTCAACCATTGTCCATCATTATCTAACCAATTACAAAATATAATAAACTTTTCATTTTCACATTCTAGCTCAAAATATTTACCACCTAATAATTTTATTATTAAATATATAAAATAAACAACCCAACTTGAAATGATTAAAGTTCTATATTTATTTTTCATTCTTGTTTACCTTTATTTTTATTATATATCTAAAAAATAAGAATGTAAATACGCAAATTTTTAATCTTTTAATAGAGGAAGTTTATCATATTTTTTTAATTGTTCGTCAATATATAATAAAGTTCTTTGCATCCTAAGATCATTATTCTTAGAATTTTCTTTATTAGCCCAAGTTGATTTTGTGTAATTATGTTTAAATTCTAAATTTGTTTCGATACTTATTCTATCACATTGTACAATTTTTCTTATAATACGAAAAAAAGCTAAATCTTCATATCCTTCGTCTTTTTCTGCATTTAAGTTTGGTATATCTATAACTTCAAATAATTTCCTTGATACACAAAATCCACAAAATAAACCGCCTTTTTGAGAGAAAAACGTATTTGGATGGTCATTTAATTCTTTCAAAAATAATTGTCCGTCTTCATAACTTCCGATTACTTCGGCATCATCATCAAATAAAATAATATAATCAAAATTGCTTTCTAAAAATTTTTTTCTTAATATTTGCCTTGCTTTTGGTATTCCTAACTTTTCATCAAATTTATATTCTATCAAATTTTCCCCATTTAAGGGTAAATCACGATAGTTTTGCTCAATAATGATAATTTGTATGTCAAATATAGAATTAAGCTGAGAGATAAGCTTTTTGCAACGCTCGTATCTTATCTCTCTAAACTTATTATCTGGCAAATAACTAACTATTCCTATACATACTTTCATAAATTAAATTAATGTAACCACATCAGCTACAGTTGTTAATAATAAATCGCCACCACCAGTTGCAAATTTCCATATAATATTAGAACCAACAGAAGTAGCATATAAAATCACTTCCCCTATAGTGTCATTTATACAAGTAACTGCATATCTAGTAACTTCAGGATCAGGTTTTAAAAGTGTTGTTAAATCTTGAGGACTATCACATTTTAAATTATTACTTGAGGTAACATGAAATAAATAAGAATTATTGTTATTATCAGAAACTGTTATTTGATGATCAAAATATTGTTTCTTTGAGTATTGAGAAAGTTGAGTCGCTAAGAATGTAGCTAAATTACCTAGACTTATAATTTTATCACCTAATATTTTATGATAAATAATAGTAGTAATATATGTAGATGGTGAAGAATCAATTGTTTCAGAAGGAATTGATATATCAATGTTAGAATCATTTAAATTAATTTCTTTAGTACCAATAGATGAATAACTCTTGCCATTAATTGTAAAGTTTATTCCATTTAAAGTGGATATTTCTATTTCGATTTTATCGCCGTCTTGCAATGTATAAGGATATTCAACATTACTATTATCATTAACTTTTATAGACGCATAATTATTTTTATTATCAACTGTTAATCGATTAACTCCGTCATATGATTCAGTTAAACTTGTTATATCATTTATAGTTGCTAAACTTATGTCATTACTAGTTAATAATGTTCCGTCATTATCAACATTTAATTTAACTGTGCTTTTAGAAGTTGAACTATTTTGAGAAATAAATTCAAATTGGTTTGTATCATTATTTGAGCGTATTTCCTTATAAGGATATTTATTAGTACTTGTATTTTTAAACTTTAAATAATAACCATTATCATAACCAATGTATAATCCATCATAAAATTCATTATCTTCGATGCTGGTGTCGAAATTGAAAGGATTATAACTAAATCCAACTATATCTCCACCTTCGGGTATACCATAAGGCAAACCCTTAGCTAAATATTGAATCTCTCCAGTGCCCCCTCGAATGGTATCTTCCTCAACAGCTAAATGATGTACATTATCACCGCTATGAGTTATTTGTGTTGGGAATATAATATCAATATCTGCCCCGCTTGCCTCGTTTTCATCGGCAAAATGGAATTTAAAACTATCCATTTGTGTAAAGTTCCATTGTTTTGCACCAAAATCAGCTCCTACATTAATATTTGTATCAGATGCATCAGTAATTAATAAAGATTTGTTATTAATTGTTTTAAAATCTTCTTTTAATGCAATAGTACCTGGCTTATTAGGTAAATAAATGGTTTCACTTGTATAGGTATTGTAAAACCTAATAGTATGTGTATTATTATCAACACCTATACTATAATTATAAGGCCCATGTCCTATTTTAAAGTATCCATTTACAATAGCTGACCAATGAGAACCAGTGCTATAACAACTTATACCACTATAATCTATTTTACTATAATTTGTTCCAGTTTCATTTTCATTAATACGCAATTCTAAATTTATAAGTTCAAAGCGTTTTAAACTTGGTATATAGGTAAGTGGAAGAATTGCAACTTGCTTCTTTTGCCCACTTATTTCAGTGCCATCATGTTCTAATATTAAATTATAATTACTATCTACATTAATATCGGTAGGAACAACAGAATCAACTTTATATTTTTTATCGCCTATTTGTACACTTGTTAAGGCTTCTTCTGTTCCGTCTAAAGTTGGATTTGCATTTACAGAAAGTAAAATTGAATCTTTGAAAACATAATTCCAAACATTATCACTTAAATATATCCATAAATCTTGGTAGCCGTCAGAACAATAAACATGGCAAGTTAATCCTGTTTTATCACCTATTGTTTGATTTATATTAACACTTGAATATGTATAATTAATTATATCGTAATTAGTTGCGGTTTTTTTAATCGTTACATGTTCAGGCATTGCTCCATTTGATAAAGTAATGCCACGCATTGATAAATAAGGCATAAAATTGCCACTGCTATTTTTTATATAAAGAGTTCCATAGCTTGCTAAATCTAATTTGTTAAATTCATACATTCTCCAAGTATAACTACCAGTAGAAACATTTAATTCTAATTGAAAATAATTTTGTTCGTCATGAAAAATATAATAAGATATATTATTTTCTTTTAAAGCACGAGCATATCCAATAAGTGTTTTGCCACTTAAATCACCCTTAGCAACCCTTATTGCATAAGGATATTTTAACTTATTATAATTTGCTAAATTCTCCGCCGATAAAGAATTACTTGGCCCAAAAGTCATAAAACTTTCAGCTTCAAATAAATCAAATCCGTTAGGTAATTTGACTTTATTAGTTTGCCCAGATATTTCGGTTCCGTCATGAGATAAATAAATTTCATTGTTATCATTCCTTTTTATATCGGTCGGTGATACTTTGACCAACTCTTCAAATTCTGTCTTAGTAACATATTCAGTTATATCAGGTCTTGAAGTTGCAAGTAATTTATCTTCGTCTTTTAGCAAGTTATCATTACTGTTCTTTAATAATACTTTCATTTGGTTGTTGCTCCATTCTATAAACAATTATTTTGTTCATTAATTCTATTATACTATCTTTATCAGAATTTTCATAGAAAATCGGTTTCCAATTAGCTTGGATAAGTTGAAGTTCTGTAGGTCTAATGACACGCTTAACACCAATGATAATAGATGTTTTAAATTTATCAGGCATAATTTCCAAAGTGCCATTAGGCAAGAGTCTTCCATATTGAGTTGTGTTCATAAATTAATCTCCTTTGCTTTTATAATACTCTAAATATTCAACGATTGCATTATTATTGATAGAATCAAAAGCTGTAATTTTGTTGTAGCCATTTTTAAAAAGAAGTCTAGTTAAAGATGTTGCTTCAAAAGTTTGGTCTACTGTTTTGTAAGTAATGGTAATAGGATTTTGCTTGAAGTAGTTGTTGACTTTTTCAACAGTCCAGTTATTGAGTGAATTGTCGGCTGAATCATCAAGGTGAATACGAATTTTTGCATTTTCAATAGCAATGCCTTTTTTATTCCCACCATCTACCATTTCATAAAAGGAGATTAATGGTAAATCGCTTGTTGTTACTGAATAGAGTTTTGAAAATGGTTCACCCCAATCGGATCTAGCTGGGAAACAATTATCAACATTGGCTACTACAAACCATCCATTTTTAAATAAATAATTATTTTCAACAACATTCCAACTACCATCCAACACAATCTCATTAGTTTGTCGATAAACACCATCATAAGTAAGATAGTCAAACTTTCGTAAAGGTTGTTTAATTAATAATTCTTTAGTGAAAGAGTAGTATGGTTCGTATTCGGTTGGAGCTGTGTTGCCTTCTATCAACATTGGTTTTAATACTCTATTATCATATTGTATGCCCTTTGGAAAATATAAAATTAATTGAGTAGCTGATGTTAAAGACACATTTGTTTTAGTAGTATTTATGCTTAAATCGGCTAAAGAAACTAAAGGTGCATTCATATATACATCAATTCTACTTCCAACAGTTGTAAAAGCATTGAATGAATAAGTACCACTACCAATACTATTTTTTAAATTTATTTCAGCACTTACATTTCTATCAGATGATACACCATTAACTGTTATTACTCCATCTTTAATTTGAACTTTTATACCATTAATTTCTAAAGTTTGATTGTCAAGTCCAATTAAATTCTTTCCTTTAACATTCAAGAAAGCTGAGTACTTGTCTTGATATGGTAGGAATGTTGTAGGTGCTGTTTTACCTTTGATTAACATAGGCTTAAGAGTTAAATCTACATTTGAGTAGTTGAATTGAATTAATAAATACCCATAATCATATTCAGTTGTAAAAGTTATTGGTAAATTATCACGTTTATAAAAAGTGGTTGTTTTATCATAAGATGTAGTTCCTGATAAATATATATTATTTGGATAAGCCCATTTATCACCAAATAAATTACTAGTTACAATAGTGTTTTTAGATATTTTATTTTTTAATTTTAAAAATAGATTTAATGGTGCAGTAGATGACCCTTTAAATTTTAATACACCATTCTTTATTGAATAAGTTATACCATTTGTTGTAGTTTCTTCTATATCATCGAACTCAAGCAAATTTTTCTTATCGGCAAAGCTCTCAATGTAAGGGTTATAGTATAGTTCATATATATAGGGTATAGTACTACCATTAACTAACATAGGTCTTAATACTCTATTATCATATTGTATGCCCTTTGGAAAATATAAAACTAATTGAGT